CTAATTTCATTGATGAAATCAACCTTTATTTACTTATATTTCAATCAAGAAAAGAAGAAGCAAAAAGGTTTAAGAAGTGGGTAGCTTCTGAAGTCTTACCATCTATAAGAAAGTATGGTTCTTATTCTTTAGTACCTAAGACATTACCTGAAGCTCTAAGAGCTTACGCTGCTGAAGTAGAAAAGAATATTCTTTTAGAAGAGAAAACAAAACAACAAACCCTTCTCATTGAAGAACTACAACCTAAAGCAGACTATTGCGATGAGATACTTAAAACAACCAATTGCCTTACTGTAAGAGAAATTGCTAAAGATTATGGTATGACTGCTCAAGAGTTTAATAGAAAACTCAATGAGATAGGAATACAATATAAACAAGGTAATACTTGGCTACCGTATGCTCCTTACGCAAGAAGCGGTTATACTAAATCTGAAACAATACTTGCTGAAGATTCTGATACAACTTGTGTACTAAATACTAAATGGACACAGAAAGGTAGATTATTCCTTTATAATAAATTAAAAGAACATGGTGTATTGCCTTTAATGGAACAAGAAGATGAGTAATATAACACTAAATTTCAATCCTGATGTTGTAGAGCTTCTTAAAGAAAACAACATTAATATTAATGATGGTAAACTTGTATTGATTGCTTTATATTTCAATCTAAAACCAACGTTTGTTCCAGACGATTTGAAACATAAAATTTTCAAACTTGGTCTTTTTATATATGATAACCATAGAAAGAAAATTAAATGGAAATTTGATATATTTAATACAGGAGAAATAGATTGGTTAGATGAGTATAGAGATTTATTTCATGTAGTTAATAAGAATAGAAGTGGAAATAAACAAACGGTACTTAATAAACTTAAAAAGTTTATGATTCACTATCCTACAGTAACTAAAGAACAAATCATTAATGCCACTAAACTGTATCTTAGAGAGCAAAACCCTACCTATGTAATGGATAGTGGGTATTTCATAGAGAAAAATGGAAATTCTAAGATATTAGAATATCTCAATAGATTAGATAAAGAAAAAGAAGTAACAACATTTGATAATGGATTCATATAATGGATGCAAGAAAAGAATTTGAATTAGAGCTTAAAGCAAGAGGTTTGCAGCTTTCTAAACAAGAGGTTGATAAACTCATGGAACTTGCTGTAAGACAAAGGAGCTATGAAAGAGCTAACCCTGTCCTAAAAAAAGAAAAACACTTTCATTACTTTGTCCTTGCAATGGCGTACATAGGAGCTTGTGAGAAACTTGCAGAATATCTCAATGAAAGTGACCTTGTAAAATTCCTTATGAGAAATAGATTAAACAAAGCTAAATATCTCGGTAAGGAACTAAAAGAAGAATTTGCAAAGGTATATGCAAAAGAACCAGCATTAGTAACGGCCTTTGAACAATATGTCACTGACTTTGAAGATATAATATTTGTTCATCTCTGCACTATAAATAACGAAATGAGAGGTGAGAAAACTGTGTACGATACAGATAATAATGTTTACAAAAGTGGTAAAGAATGAAAAAAATAATAATTATAGAACAAATACCTAATAGCAAAGGTAAAATAACTCCTTTATATAGAGGAGAAATATACGTAGATAAAGATAAAGTCAATGAAACTATTGAAGACTTTAAGAAAATGTTTAACTCAGAACCTCATTTCAAAAACTATACTTGCTTTGAGGTAGTAAAAGAAGAGCAATCATGAATTATTTTGAATACAATGGTATAAAAATAGAAACTAAATTTAAACTATCTGATGAACAAGACAGTGCATTAAAAAGACTTATAGATAAAGTATGTGATGATGATATAGTGCCTATAACTCTCAGTGGGTCTGCGGGTTGTGGTAAGTCGAGCTTGATAAAATATCTTGAAATATATCTAAACAATAGGTCTCCAAGATATTATAATTTTATTTATGCAGCACCAACTCATGCGGCTACTGTCTATTTAGGTCTTAATCTTGGATATTTACCTTTTACAATTCAAAGTATTGTGATAAACAAATATGACAATAAACTAAGAGAATGGGTAAAAACTTTTAGTAGTAAGTTCTTAAACTCCTTAGATTTTACAATGAAAAGTGTCCTTGTAGTAGATGAAGCTTCTATGTTATCTTGTGAAGAAGTAATGGTGCTTCAAATACTTTCTCAGAAACAAAATGTACAACTTGTGTTCTTAGGAGATAAAGCTCAACTGCCTGAAATAACAACAAAGAAACATAAAAATATATCTGATGTATTTACAAAATTTGAACAAGTAAATCTAACAAAAGTACATAGAACAAATGATGATGATATACTTAAAGTTCTTACGGAAATAAGAACTAATCCTGACGGTATATTACCTGTAACTACTAATACTGATAGATTAAAGTATTATGATAAAAATCAGTCTAAAGATTTTTACGACAAATTTATTGAAAAATTCAATGATAATAATCAGGGTACAGTACTTATAAGCTATACTAATAACTTTGTAAAAGAGTTTAATAAGAAAGTTAGAAAAGATGTTTTTGGTAATGATACAGACGGTTTAAATATCAATGAAATTATAGTTGGCTATGGAGGTTATAACAATAAACAAGTTAATGGATATAATCTTGCTAATTCAATAAAGTATAAAGTAACTGAGATTGAGGAAAAAGAAACTTTTGTTATTATTAAAGGCTATTCAGATGTTGTTGATAAGATAGACCCAAATATAGCAATGATGAGGACTAATTACTTACCTTTATCAGAACATGATAGTATAATTATAGATAAGTATAACAATCTTGAAGTGTTTGAAAAAAACAATCAAACAGTTTCTGCTATATTCCGACAACTATACCAACTAAAAGAGATAGTTCTAAAAAACAATAAGTGGTTAGATTATTTCAAAGCTGTTGAAAAAGTTACTTACAATCTTAAAAGTATTGATTTAGGCTCTGCTTATATCTACATACCTGAAGAAGATAAAATGTTTCTTTTTGATAATAACAATGAAATTCATAGAAATGTAAAAAAGAAATTTCCTGAACTATACATTGATAAAGGAATTGATTATGGCTATGCTATAACTATTCATAAATCACAAGGTGCTACCTATGAAAATGTATTTTTCAATGCTATGTCTACTGAGAATAATACAAGTAAAATATATGAGTTTGATGAAGTAGTAGGTACTGAAGGTAATGCTCTAAACTATGTTGGCATGAGCAGAGCATCTAAAGAGTTACATGTTCTACATGGAAACAAAATAAAAACTGTATGATTGATGGGGAAGACTTTTTAGTCTTCCCCATTTTTTTTACCTTTGCACAAAAATTAAACATGGCAAATCCTAAAAACTTACTTATAGCTGTATCAGGAGGTAGAAGCTCTGCTCTAATGGCACGCCACATACAAACACACCCTAAATATGAATTTTGTAATAAATTATACGTGTTCTGTAATACAGGTATGGAAAGACCTGAAACATTTGAATTTCTCAAAAATATAGTAGATATTTGGGGTATCCCTCTTACTATGATAGAAGGAGATTATTCTAAGCAAAAAATAGGTTATAAAATTGTTGATTTTAATACGGCTGATATGGAAGCTAAAGTGTTTAAAGAAATGATTAAACACAAAACTACTTATACAGTATACAAAAGTGTTCCTAATATATCAGCTCCTTATTGTTCAAGTAATATGAAAGCTAAAGTATCTAAAGCACTTGCCGATGAAGTCTTTAGACCTAATAATTACGTTACAGCAATAGGATTTAGAAAAGAGGATATGCCAAGAAGAATAACTTTTGCTGAGATAAAAGAAGATAAAAAAAGAATATTTCCATTACTTACCGATTTTAATCCAATTATAGGACTTAAAGAACTTGATGAATTTTACAATAATAACCCTTTTAAATTGAAGATAAATTCTAACTTGGGTAATTGTGAGTTGTGTTGGAAAAAGTCTCAAAAAAACCTTGTAGAAAACATTAAATACGGCACAAGATTCATAGATTGGTTCAAAGATATAGAAAAAGAATATAATTCAACAATGTTTAGAGAAAGAAAAAGTATAGAAGATTTAGTTGAGATGGCTAAGCAAGATACTTGCTCTTTCAAAGAAGAAGATTCAGACGGTTGTGTTTGTACATTTTAGGTTTAAGTATTAATTAAAAAGGTTAGTGATTTCTCACTAACCTTTCTTTTTTTTACTTTATTAAACCTTTATCTTTATAACCTTTCAAAGCTCTTTGATATTTATCCTCTCTCTTATCATTCTTACTAATCTTACCAAAGACTTCTGTCATTCTCTTATTTACAGCATACTTTAATTTATCATCAGTCCAACCAGTGTTAGTTTCCTTCAACTGTTCTTTTAATTCTGCTCTATATTCTTTTCTTGCAGCATATATTTCTTTATAAGCAGCTTCTTCATTTGACATAAACATAGAGCTTTTCACATACCAAGGTTTTTTATCATATACATCTTTTTGTAAGAAAGGTAAGGCTCCTTCAGTAATATACTTACTAAAAGTTCTTGGAGTAGGGGTTAACTGTGTAAAAATAGTTTCTCCCATTTTACCAAACTCTCTATTATACAAAAGTTTAGCTACTTTTATAACATTACCAAAATATCTTAATACAGGCATTTTTGATTGCTCCTCAACAAATAATAATGGGTCTTGAAATATTCTATAGTTATTTACAGTATTGTTTATTTCATTTATAAGATAATTTCTAAAAGTTGCTTCATCATCGTCATCATCATCAGCCCATTCTCCAACCAATTTAGCAACTGTCATACCTATGAGAATGAAGTTTAACTGTATTGCAATTTCCTTTGCTGTAGCTCTTATACCCCCAATCTGTTCAGGAGTAAGTGTCCCTTGAGGAACAAAACCATCCCACTCTCTTTTTAATAATTTTCTATCTAAAACAAATTCAAAAGGTAAGTTTATAGAATTAATCACAACACTCTTAGCAAAAGAAGCCATTTGACCTACATTTAAGATTCGTTGCTTTGTATTACTCTTATTCTTAAAGCTTTTATACAAACTCCATAAAGTAAGTCCTGCCATAGTACCTCCTATTACAGTAGCACTAATCGGGCCGAGACCTAATGAAATACCTGTTTGAATAGCTGTAGCAGGTAATAAGGCAGAAGGATTATCAATAACATGTCTATATCTACCTCTCATATTCTTCTTACCTGTAATAGTATTTATACCCTCTCCTGAAGCAAACCTTTGTTGAGCATGGTTAGCAAACCATCTTTTGAAAAGCAATATACTCTTTGTTACAGGATTCTTAGAAATCAGTACTGTATCTAATTTCTCATAATTACCTTGTGTTGAAGATACAGCAAGTTGAGCTTGAGATTTGGCTACAAACATTGAATTATTTGATAGATTTACTCTATCTATTTTAAATTCCTCCCAGTTTCTTATATTTTCCTCTGTTCTATAAGCATCTTTTAATACCAATCTACCATCTTTCAAGTCATATATAGTAAATTCCTGTTTGTCTAAATTAAACACAGGTTCCATCTCACCAGTCTCTTTGTTTAATATTTTCATATCTCCTAATACTGATAGAACAGCCCCTCCTTGATTCTTAAACTCTGGTAAAGCTATAGACCATGCATAAACTAAATCTTCCAAATGATTTAATCCATAGTTAGTATCTCCAACGTTCTTTTCTAATACGTCTTTTCTATCTTGAATAATGTTTAATCTCTCAAATAAAACAAGTGCTTTGTGTATTTCAGTAAACTTTTTGTTAGCTGTAGGACTTATTCTTCCATATTTAGAAGCCATTTTTATTGTATTGGCAAAAGATAAAAATCTATCAGCTTTTAAGTAATTTCCAGGTGTCCAATACTCTCCTGTCTCATCATTTACTAAGTTAGTTAAATGTCCTTCTGTTCTATTTCTAACACCTCCAGCTGGACTAAATGCCATACTACTTGCAATCATAGTCTTCATAACACCACTAATGATACCAGCACCTGTTAAGTCAAGTCCTAAACTCTCTAATTGATTCTCTATGTCTTTTTTAAAGGCCTTTTCAAAGACTTCTTCGGTAATTATTACTTCAGTATCTCCTTGTACGGCTGTAGTCTCCCATTTTCCATTAATTTTCAATCTCTGAAATCTAACACCATCAACTACAAAAGAGTACTCCCTCTCTTTATTATAACCTTTCTCATACAATTCTTTTAGCAAACCATATACTTTCTTTTCAGATTTAGTGAGCATTTTTGGCGTATTTTCGTCAAAGAAAAAGTTTATCAAAGGAGTTTTAGAAGCTTTCTTGAAAGTCTGTTTAACTAATTCTTTTCCTGATAGTTTTACACCTTCCCAATCTCTTTCCTTTGTAGCAATAGTCTTATTTTTGATAACTACATTGATATAGTTCTGTAGCTTCTCTATAGCATTAGTTCTTACTTTACCATTCTCATCTTTTATTTTTTTGAAAAACTCTAATAATAAGTCAGCAACAGGAGCTGTTTGTGTTCTTGCTCTTTGAAGAGCTGTTTGGTCAAGTAAAGCATTTGTTATGAGTAACAAGTCATCAGAATAATTTCTTAGAATTTCCTCTGTGGCTAAGTCATGTATTACTTCATTTATATCTGTATTAGAACTAAAATTAAGGCCTATTTCTTTAGCCCTCTTTCTAACTTCAGCTTCTGACATTGAATTAAATACTTTCTTCAATTTTCGTATCTCAGATTTAGTTCTATCCGTATAATTAGATACAACACCCTCTTCAGTTTCTGTGTCTATAGTATTTTGATAAAACCACTTTTTCATTAGGTTCAATCCCTCACCAGCAAGTACTTTACCTTTAACTAAGATATTCTTCTTACCAGCCATGAGTTCTGCTATAGATTTATCAAACTTACCGAAAGACATTCCATACAATTCATAGGTAGGATTGATATAATTGGTATATGCTTCCTTTATCTCTTTCCAAAAATTAAATGCAGCATCATCTGATAGTATATTATCTCTAAACTCCTTAGAGTAATATCCTGTCTCTTCATAAATTTCCTTTCCTGTTACAGGGTGATAACCAACTACTTTCTTTTCTTTAGGTATAAATGCGATATTCCCTACAAAAGGTAGTGCGGACTTCTGTTCACCTGTTTCTACATCATTGTAATAAATTATTCTTGTATTGCCTTCAAAATAGTTCTCTATAAAGACAAAAGGGTTATTTCTAATAGCAATCTCTTGTTTCTGACTGTTAGTAAGATTACTATCTAAATTGGTTATCATAGAGTTATACTTCTCTAAGTTCTCAAAAACCTTATCCAATATAATGTCATAAACTTTACCGAGACGCCTTTTCAACTCTTTCTCATAAGTGTCCATCTCGGCATCAGAAAACTTGAAGTGATTGCTGTAGATTGAACCATACATATTCTTTACAGCCTTTAGCTTTCTAAAGTCTATCACATCTGTATTCTCATCTAACCAATTTAATTTGGCATTCTGTCTTTGTGTATAAGACTTTAAATTAGGATTACTCTCAAAACTATAAAACTTCTTTAAAGCATCACGGAACTTAGTAGATGTATAGTCTATTATATTTCCTGTCAAAGCTCCTGATGCACTTCTTTCAAAGAAAGGTTTGAAACTTTTATTCTTTAGTTTCAAGAAAGCATCTCTCATTCTAACTTTTAAGTCATAAGCTTTATTTTCTTCTTCATAGTTATAAGTCTCCATATAAGACTTTATAACCTGTGGTATAGCAGTATCATAATTATTTGATACACCAGTACCTAAAAAGTATTTATCCCATATATCAATATCTGATTTAGCTTCTAATACGCTTTTTATATCTTCTTCAGAAAGATTGGAGTTCTTCAAAACACTGTTATAAAAATTTATATCACCAGCCAACAACTCCTTAGCAATGTCATCTAATTTATTGTAATACTTCTGTGTAAGTACCCTAATCGCCTTTACTAATTGTCCATATAATGGATGTTGAGAATTTGCTATATTATAGTTAGAAGAAGGCGTATTATCATCAAATTTTAAACCATTTACAAACTCAAATATAAAATCTAACCTCTCTTTGAAATTCTCCAAATCTACCCTATCTATGTTATCCAAAGAGTTGTGCATATACTTCACAGTATTTAGAATAACAAAATAAAGATTATCTTCTTCCTCTTTTTCAAGTATAGCAAGGTCATTTTCAAGACCTGATTTAATCAAATAGAGTTTAGAAATGTTTCTGTTAATCTCATCAGTATCTTTAGTTCTATCCTTTCTGTCTTTAGTCAATTTCACAATAGCTGATTCAGTCTCTTTTAGAACTTGTCTTTTGAAGTTTCTAAATTCAGCAAAGCTATCAGTGACAGGAGGCTTTACTTTTTTATTAAACTCTTGATACCTTGAAGGAGCAATATCATCAAAGAATACAACATTTTCATTGTTTAAGTTAGGATTAAAAATATCTAATTCTTGGTCTATTGTTTTCTCTTCAGGAATAACTTTTACTCTTAACATCTCGTTGAGACTACTGTAGATAGAGGGAGCTATGTTTTCATCAGTTATATCTTCATCTATAGTAGGACTTTCTTCTTGTTTAACAGCAAACAATACAATTTGATTATCGGTTAAAACACTTTGACCCAATTGCACACTTGGATTCTTCTTTACAAAATCAATGAGCAGATTTGCTATAGAAGCTATTTCAGGGGTCATATTCTCATTGTTTGGCAATACAATTCCTTTACCATTCAAGATAGTAGCTATCACATCACCAGGGAATAACTTACCCTTGTACTCAGACAGATAAATCATATTAGGGTTATCTTCATCTCCTTCTAATACTGTTGATAGTTCTTTACTTACATAAACATTAGAATTAGCAGTTTCTATAACACTACTTTCATGGCCTATTACATCACTATCTACAGCAATAACATTCTTATATTTCTTGTCTTTTACTTCATTAGGTGTTTTAGCATAAGCATAGTTTACTTTATCACCATTCTTAGGTGAGTTCAAGAACTTAATATTCTTATTCTTCTTCTCGAACTTATCTATCTTATTCAAATCTTCATCTTCATAGGTCTTTGAGAATATATTATAATCTTGTGTATCACTCTTATAAAAATGTACCTTACTTTTTTCTCCCTTTTCATCAGTAAGCTCTAATTCATAAAAATCAACACCGTCTTTATTTAAAGGAATAACTTTATTTACTTTATAATCAGTGTTATTTATATGTATTAAATCTCCTTTATAGAAATCTTCCATGATAGTTGGTTCACCAAATAAAGAAAACCTAACCTCATGGTTTCTTAAATCTCTATTGTATTCACTTGTTACTATGACACTTTTTCCAATAGAAGCATTCTTAAAGTTATTTACTACTTTTTCTTTATGTTGGTCATTTCCTTGATCAAAGGCTATTTTTTGGCCTGAATTACTGTTATCCTTATAACTAAATCGCCCATTATTCTTTATAAAAGAGTCCTCTTCTTCAAAAGCAGTATATTCATAATCATCATCAAATTCCTTAAATGTTTCATTCCTTTTTGAGAACTCATCAAGATTGTCGTATTCATTAATCAAATAATATAATACTTCACCATAAGGAATATCATCTTTAGTAGTAACTTTAATAGGCTTTCCTTTTAACTCAGTAAAATCTTTTCCTCTTAGAATAGAAGTTTTGAAATCAGGGTCAAATACAAATCTATTTACAAGATACGCTATTTTGCCGTCTCTATCTTGACCATAATAGTCAGACTTAACAGAACTTAAATCAACATCAATACTATCTCTTTCATTAGAATTAGTTACCTTATCAGAGAAAGTTTTAGATTGTACTGCTTTTAGAATTTGTTTTACTTCACTACTATCACCAAATAAATCCATGTTATATTTCTTGTCATCAAGCAATAATCCAATCAACTTATTCTCATAGGTCTTTCTTTCTTTGTAGTTAGTTAGGTTACTACTACTTAATTCTACAAGATTTTCTTCTTTAAGTAATGAAAACACCTCTGCATCATCAACTCTCTTAAAAGTTTTAGTATCATTATTAAACCTATAGAACTCATTAGTTTCCTTATCATAAACAAGGGTATCTAATTTTAGTACTTCACTTGATAATTGAAAGATTCTTCTATCGGCTTCATTAGAGAATTTTGCAGGAAAGCCCTCTTTATCTCTTGAGAAATCCCCTATTATAATTGTTCTCTTTAACTTCTTATCTCCTTCTTTTCTCACTCCATAAACTAACTTCAAATAGTTATTTACTAATCTTACCTCGTCTTCCTTAGCAAAATCTGTCTTGAAATTAAGAATGTCTTTTAATTCATTTATGATACCTTCTTTAGTCTGATTCCCAACATAGTTACCATCTCTATCAAATGAAGGCATATTGGTTTGACCATTTATATCAACATGATAACCATTCTCAGTTCGCATGTGATTTTTAGAGAACAGTCTACCTAATATAGACTGTTCTCCAGATTCAATCACTGTTTTATTTTTTAAGTCACTTGTTTTTGTATAAGCAACATCTAATAAACTCAATAAATTTAAAAAAGTATCCTCTCTGTACTTTTTTCCTTTAAATATAATGATACAATTACTCATTATTCACACTCTTTTATTATTAAACCTTTTTCTAATAAACTTTCAAATTGTTCCTCAGCAGGAGCATTAATTTCTTTCATAGTATTATATAAATCCTCAAAATATTTTTCAGATTGCAAATATAGTAAATAATCTGAATTTGTCATATTCTCAACCTCATTTAAAGCGGCCATGTCTTTTCTACTGTCCATTAAATAAGCATTCTCAATAAGATTTCTATTCTTTATCTCATCATCTGTTTTCTTATTTAACATGTCAAATACTGTATTCTCAGTTACTTCAGAATAAGTTGAACCAGTTATATATCTAAGAGCATTGACTATAGCTTTTACAAACCTTTTCCAGAGAGTTTCTTTACCTATTTTTGCATTATTTAGCTTGTCTTTAAACTCATCAGACATCATAGCACCAGCTACAAATTCTTCAATATTATTCATATAATAATGACCTTGCAATTCCTTTGCTTCTTTAGCCTGATTATATAGAGTAACTAAATTATGTGCATATAAAGGAGCCTGTGATGGATTCTTTAAATAAGCAAAACCTGTCTTAGTATTCATTTCAATATGTTCTGCCATATCATGTACTGTGACAGCGTGTACTACCTCTTCCATTACGAGGTTTGATATGTACTCCATTGCAGACATTCCTTTAGGCATTGAACCAAAAGCAAATCTATCTATGACAACTTCCTTGTTTACCTTATCATAGTAAGCAGGATATCTTTTAACTACAGTATTTCCTTTAGCATCAGTATATTCTCTTACAGCATCTTTTACTACAACTCTTACATTATTCTTTCTAACAAAAGGCATTAACTTCTCAGCAATAGCTTTATGTTTAAAGTTTCCTGAAGCTATTAGGTTATCCAATAAATCAACAGCTTTCTGACTTTCATGTAAGAAATGAAGAACGCTCTTGCCATCTACTTCTCTTGCACTAATTAGCTTTCTTACTTTGTTCATACCACTGGTTGCTCTAAGGTCTGTAGTAACACTTCTCTTATCAGCAATCTCCATATTATAGTCATTGAAACCAAAGTAACCTAATGTGTCAATTCTCCTATATCGTCTGTTTTTGTCATCTAATTCAAACAATACATATCTATCTTGAGATTTATCATTAATGTTTAATATGTAAGCATATTTAGGTAGGTCTTCAACGTTAGCATCTTTTTTCAAAAGTACTATATCTATTGAATCAACATGTATAGGGTCAACTCCATCACCTAATTCATCAAACTTAGCATATCTATAAGAACCATCCTGTCTAACTGACCTTAATCCGTATTCTTCTATCTTTGAAGCTAACCTCATAATACGAGTTGTTCTATGAGGATTATGCTGGAAATACTGTCTTATAAACACTTCAGGATTTATCTTATCCATTACTCTACGTAAATTCTCATTCACACCCATTGTTGTAAAGTACTTCTGAGGTATGAATTTTCTAATACCTATAGCTTCACTATTTCTACCAAACATTGCATATTCAACTAATTGTTGAGCTATGACTCTTGGAGTGTAAGGAATACCATTGAAAGTACCTAAATATGTAGTGTTGTCATTCAATAGAGAATAGAAACTATCTTTCATTTTCTCATTGACATCTACATAATTATTCTGCTTATTATAAGTAATTAATGATGGTCTACCGTTTAAGAAAACACTAAATTTTAAACTATTAAGCAACTCATTACTTTCAAAGAAAGCTCTCAATCTTTGATTGCCGCTGTTCTTTATCTTTCTAAGGATATTAGCTAAAGATGTGTTATCAGCAGTATCAAAGAATAGACTTCTCTTTACTGCTTCAATATTTGTACCTTCTTTAAACAAAGGAGAAGAACTATAAACAAAGTCTCTTAACTCATTTATAATCTCATATTTCTGCTTAATCTTTTGCTTTCCATACTCTTCACCACTACTTTGCTCCATGATAGTATTCACTATCGTTTGTATTTTCTCATCTTCATAAGGAAATACTTTCTCCATCAAAGCCTTAGAAGTAGTTACAGTTTGTATTAAGTGCATACCCTCAGAAGTGGTAGGCTTCACATAATAATCACCAATATTGTAATATCCTTCATATACAGCTTGATTATTGAAAGGAACGCTGTTACTATTCAATTTATCAGCTATAAAAGAAGGAAAATCTTCTGCTTTTACAAACTCACCTATAAGTTCTCTAAGATTATATATGTCAGTCTCATCAACTCTATTTAGCTTATCAAGAACATCGATAGTATTGAAATAAGAAATACCTAAACCATCACTAAGATTCATCATATTGGTAAATCCAGTAAGAGAATTGTTTTCTTTTTCCATCATTAGGAATAATTTCAATACTGCTATCTGTGTCTCAGCATTAGAACCTTCCTCTGTAAGGTTGTAATACAATTCTTCTGCTGTAAGCTTTGATGTATACTGATTTAATAAAGCATCTGGATTATAAGACTCTTCAGATTCGTTTTCACCTTTTGGATTTTTAAGGACATTTTTTTCATCTATTTTATTAGAATTACCTTTTACAGCCTTATAATTCTTTACTATCTCATGACCTTCACCTAATTTCTCAAATTGCTCGGCAAATAGTTTATGTATTATATCAGCCTTAGTCATATCCTTATCCTCTATCACAGAGTTGTTTTGTTCCATCATCTCAACATATTTCTTTATAATAGGTTGAGATATTAACAATGAAGGTAGGTTTATATGTGTAGTTGATACATCTACATCTTTACCCTCTTCAAACTCTTTCTGAAGAGTAGAAGCTTTCTTTAGAAGAACTCTTTTCCCTTCAGCATCTGTAGTATATTCATCTCTGAATATATGTACACTACCATCTTTAAGTTTAGTATAATGGAACTCAGCATTTACAAAACCTCGTCTACCGAAATGTATAAAGGCATTGATAGTGTATATATTCTCATTTCTTAAATACATTACACCAGCTTTAACGTTATCCACAGCAGAGTTTTGGTTTTCTGCATTAAAGTTTGATATGGTTGTTGTACCTGATAAATCATTTGTAAGACCTAATTTACCTGATGAAATTAGACCTCCTATATTGATACTTCTATTGAATCCTACTTTCTTTTTATTAGGCAATCTTTCCAATATAGCCTGTAACACAACAGCAGATGAGTGAATAGCAGTTGCTGTCTTACCTGAAGCACCTGATTTCATTTGGTCTCTTTGGTAGCTATCAGAGTTTAATGAGAAGTATTTCTTATCATCTTCATTAATACTATCTTTATTTACAGCATCAGATATAATATCAACAGCTTGTTGAGCTTGTTCAAATGATAATATCTGATTTATCTTTTGCTGCAAATTAGTATCAGTATTTAGATAAACAGATTTATAAATGTTTATCATTTCATTCTCCAATACTTTTAACTCAAATGCTTCAACTGCTTTTTGTGTTGGATTCTTACGCCCTTTTAAAGCTACATTCTCTCCTGAATGAATTAAATTTCTAAGATTAGTACGAAGAGTTTTTAATTGCTTCTTATCTAAATTTAATTCTCTTAAAATCTCATTCAATCTCATGAAATTACTTTCATAATTCTCTGATATAGCCTTTGAATAATTGGCAAAGTTATTAGCAGCATTCTTTATATTGCTATCAGAACCTTCTTCAAAAGTTAAAAGTAAATCTATAATATCATTTTTAATAGAATCCTCTTCTTCTTTTGAAAGCTCATCATATTGTATTCCTTCTATGTTACCTTCATGATAATCTCTTCTTTCTCTTAATTCTTCTATTTCCTCAGCTAATTCTCTTATTTCACTCTTTAGAGTATTAACTACTTCTGCATCATAAAACAGGCTGTTATAATCACTATAATTGATTTTCTTGATTTGACCTTGTTTGTTGATAAAATAATTCAATTTATATATCATACGCTTATCCACGTCAAAGTCTTCACCAAACTGTTTAGTATGTTCTTTAGGAACTACTACTAAGTCTCCAGCTTCTTCAGGTAAGAAACCAACTACTCTTACAATAGCACCCGATTGATGAGATGAGGTAGGAATACGGAATGAGAAGTGTTGTAACAACTCAGGGTCTATCATATCCATTCTTAGAACCCTATAGCCATCTTCATCTATATAACTATATTTCTCATCTGTAAGATCTATAAGCTCATAAGAACCATCTGCTTTTTGTTTTCTGAATTTACTCTGAATAAGTATCTCAGATTCTTTTAGTTTCTTCTCTGTTCTACCTTGATTATTTCTTTCAGCTTCTTCTAAAATAGCTTGTTCGTATTTAGCTTTAGTTTCATCAACATCTGTTCTATAAATGTACTTATCTAAATCATTATTTAAATAACTTTCAAAGTCATCTCTATTTTCATCAGATACATAGTAACCAAGTTCCTCTAACTTACTTAGCTTATTCTTTTCACCCTTTAATGATTCAAGAGCTTTTCTAAATTCATCTATGTCCTTACCTTTTATTTTTGAGAACTTGTTACCTTTCTTGTTTTTTCTTAGAATATCTATAGAATCAACCCTCTCAGCTATTTCTTCTATACTTTTTTTGCCTTCTTCTATTCTCTTAGCTACTGCTTCATTAGGAATGAATTTGAAGTCAAAATGAGTACCTTTAAGCTGTCCTTTACGACTTGTATCTAACCAAACAACTCTTGACTTAATACTATCTGATAATTCATTTATACCAACAAATTCAAAACCTTCAGAAGAGCCTACGACATGGGCATTTCCTGGAAGCTTTAGTTTAGTCATTCTATTATTGACAATAGCCATCAATACTTGTTCAAATTTATTAGAGTAAGTAGATAACCATATAGGAGAATTAAAGAAACTCTTTCCTCCTTCTTGTATTACTTCAATAACCTCTAATAAATCTTCAGGTAAATCTCTTGCTTCAATCTCTTCTTTTAATATCTTACTCAATTTCTCGTAAGATTTTTCGGGGTCTAACATCTCTAAAGTAGAACTATCAATGCCCAAATTTGAAAGAAGTCTTTCCCTTAATAGACTTGTATATTTATGGTCAAGAACCTTCTTTATTTCAGCTAATTCTTCTCCTGTTATAAATTGTCTGCTACTTTCTTTCAACTGATAACCTAATGAGTTTAGAAAGTCAGGTGAGAACAAATTAGGAAATATACTATTCTTATTATGAGCAACATCATTAGATAATATCAATTTCCAAATCTGATAACCCATACGTATATAGTCTTCCATACCATGAGCCAAAGCTTCCTCTGTATGGTAAGGTACATCTTGCTGTATTCTAAAGTATTCTCTATCAAGAGTCATCATAGATTCCTTAAGTATACCTTCACCGTTCTCATTGTATAATGTATCTACACTGTTATTATAGAAATGGTCTACAGTAAGTCCTGAGCTAATAGCCCCTACCTTATTAGCTGTTTGATAAGAAATACGTACATTCTTACCTTCAACTGCTTGAACTCTTTCAAGAGCTATCCTTATTTTATCTATCTTCTGACCTGCTGTAATCTGTGGTAACAGAGGAAAAGAAGATGATTTGATATACATAATCCTATTTACACCATCAGTATCAAAGTTATTACCTGTATAAACTGGTTTAATAGGCTGCATAACAAATTTCAACTCTTCCTTATTAAGTTGATTTTCAGGCAATAATCTATCTTCCTCTTTCAAGTTATCCCAAGCACTAAGCTTTTTATAAGCACTTTCATACAAGGCTTTATCTTCATTAGATAACCTACCCTGTCTCCATATAACTTCCATGTGTTCTTTCCATGTAGTATACTCCTGAGCATCAGTACCTTCTATCTCAAAATAACCTTCTATTTCAGGGTTAAGTTTCTTTAAGGTTTTAATGGCAGCTTCTCTTCTCTCTAATAAGCTTGGATTATTACCTTCCTTATGATTTATAAGAGCTTCAATTAAATGAGGATTGTTGTAATTGTCAGAATTAATACGATTTATTTCTGAATCAACAGTATTTAATTCTTTCAAAGCTTTCTTGTTTTCTTCTGATACATGACCATAAAACTGTCTTATATAACTTTCTGATACTTCTGAAACAGACACAGGGTCATTTAGGAATATCTGTATATACTTATCACCCTTACTATTAGCCAAAAGGTTACCAGGGGCTATAAACATAGCTTGACGTTTGGTATTATTCATACCAATAAGTTTAACCAATTTATAGTAATCAACAACTTTTTCTCCTGATTCAGTCTTCTTAGTATATTTACTTGATGATGGTGCATATAAAGCAGGGTCTCCTGTTATAGTCCTATTTAAAGTCTCATTATGTAAGAATTGAGCTGTAACGAAATTCAAAGCCAGCAACTGCAAAGATTTTAAATCTGTACCTTCTATCTCATTTGTAACTCTATTCTTATCTAAATACAAGGAAGAAACCTTCTTAGCTTTTAGATTCTTATCAATAAGACCGTAGTCAAAGAACTCTCCTGTGTTATTAGCAATATCTATTTTCTTCTTCATTTCATAATTAAGGTAATCCATAATTACTTTCTTAGATTCCTCTAATACCTTTTCTCTAAGAGCAAGAACTAAACCATCTTTTCCATTGGCTTTCTTAATTACATCATGCACATTATACAACTTACCTCTAAATTCAATTTCTATCTCATTCAAGCCAACAATAGAAGTAAAATATTTAGCGGCATCATTATAACCTTTAATATTAGTAGAGTTTCTATAAGTTTGTATGATTCTATCAAATTCAGAGCCTACCACTTGCTCTGCTATAAACTCTAATACATCATCCTTTAGACCAACACTGCCTGCTATCTCATAATCAATATGTTTTCCTGTAATATTTAAAGTGGGTACATTATATACAAGCATTTGACCCTTATCTGATATAGCAGGGTTAAACATCTTTATAGTCCTAAACTCTATATTACTATCATATACTTCTGAGGTATAAGCATTATTCAATGCTGAAAACAAACCTAACTGTAATACTAAGGCATCTGATTTAGACAATTGGTCTACTTTAAGCTTATCTAAGTTAGTTACTTTTACTACTTCATCTTTAATGGCTTCCAAAGAAACAAAATCAACACCTAAATCCCTTGCTATCTTAGGATTAGTCATTAACATGTGAATCAAGTAGTTGTTTCTTGAATAAGGTGTCTTTAATAGCTTTTCAACAAATTCATTGTGATAGTTGCCTTCTTCATCATAATAACCCTCTTTTAGCTTGGCTATATTCTGATAAGATACCATCTTTTGAACAGTACCTTGTATGGTTTTCTCACCTACTCTAAAAGAAGAATCTACAGAAAGGTCATTCAATTCAACTTCCTTCTCAACAATTTTCTTTATACTTTGTGTTATTTTCTTGAATATATCATTCTTTTCATTTAACACAACATCTTTCTTAGCAGCTGCAAAAGCTCCATTTAGAAGATTAAATAAAGAAGCTTGTCCAACTAATTTAAATTCTTTACTATCATACAGTTCTTCAATAGTATTAGCACTTACATCTATACCTAATTCATTTAAGAAGCCTACAATAGCTGCTATTAGTTTAGTCTTTTCTTCACCTTCTTTATTCAACTGACTATTGTTCATAAGCTCTTTAGTAACTTGCATATAAGCATCAATAGTCTCTGTATTATACTTCACTTCTCCATTTTCTACAAGAAATAGCTTCTCATTACTATAGAAGTTATTTTTAAACTCTGTAAACATGTCAATATCTATCCTATTAGAATTGGCATTCATTATTCTCAGTGAAGTTTTACCTGTGGCATCTACTTTATGTAATAAGAAATACATATTGAGCTTTGACTGAACCATCTTATACAAGAACTCATTCTTCATTTGCTCAGACATGTTCTTTAGCTTCTCTGCTATCTTAGCATAATTACCTCCTTTAGCAGTTAAAGCTTCAATAACTTCATCTATATTAGAATCAACTCTTGTAGTCACTTCTTTAGCTAAAGAAACAGCAGAGTTCAAATCCATATAAATAGGCATTCCTAATTTATCTACTATTATATTACCTTCAGAGTTAGTCATAGGTAAATCAGATAACATTAACTTCAATTTAGTAGAAAAAGAAGTTAATACATCTGTCTCAAAAGCAGTCTTACTATAACTCTTCTCTACCTCATCACTGTTATTATCTAAGTTAGTATCTAAATTTTCACTTGTTGCAATATGAATACCATCTTGACTTTCACTCATCAGAGCTTTAAATTCTCTACCAAAGAATATACGTATTGCTTTTGTAAGAGCGCCTTCATTTATGTCATCTCCAATGAGTTTATGTACTTGCTCTTGAGCATTCTTGAACATCTTTACAAGCTTCTTGCCGTTTCTAATAGAATTACCTATAACAGCTTCATCTGCATTTTCTATCTGCTCAAGCTTATGTATGTCTTCTTCTTTCTCAAGAATTATATGCTCTAATATCTCTAAAGTATCTTGCTTTAAATTAGCAAGCATTCCTTTTAGATTTATACGAACATTTTTTTCATCTAAGTACTTTTTCTTTATTCTTGAAAGCAAAATATTTATAAGCATCTTCTGTGTTTCAAGATTAAAACCATCAATGATATTAGCTGAAATAGTCCATAACAAATCTAACTCTTGTGAAGTAGGCATACGAGAACTTGAATAAAGACTCTGTAATTGCAAATCTCTTGCATCTATAGTTTCTTTATCTAATGTATCATCTTCCTCTTCTTCAAAAGTTTCTTCTAATACTTCATCTGGGTCTACATCTCTACCTCTTACAGGAACTAAACCTTTCTCTTCATAAATAACACCAGCAAGAACGTTTGCTTTCTTTTTCCTTAAAATACCTATTAATTCTTCATCAGGATTTTCTTTAGCAGATTCTTGAGCTATTAGTTTATCATACTCATTTACCAACATCTGTTTCTGTTCAAGAGTTAATGAGGTAGGGTCTATATAAGCACTTTTTCTCTTCTTTAAATCTTGCTTTTGTTCTTCTTCTTCCTTCTTCTTCTCAGTCGTTTTCTCTTCTATTTTTTTGATAATCTTCTTATCTCTAATAGTGTTTCCTGTTTTTAGATTTATAACTCTGCCATGGGCAAGTATAAAATCAGTATTAGCAACATTTACTACTTTAAAATCATCAGGATTTCTTTTTACATGTTCTATAAGTATTCTATTCTGTTCTTTTTCATTTGTTACCTCTTCAAACCCATTCTCAGTTTCTTTAAAGAATTTACCTTCACTATGGTTGTAGAAGAAACTTTTTCCATCAATCTTATATTCTTGACCATATTTCTTCTTTATAGTTTCAGGTGTTTCTTTAAAAGTCAATTCAACATCTTCAGATGTATTATTATCAAAATTAGCTTTACCCTTAATAGTGATATTACCATCATTACCTATAGTTACACTATGAAGCGTAAAAGAGGTTGATTTTCCTACTTTCTCTTTTGATTTGTAATCTAAGTTGCCGAGAATATGTTTGTTGAAAAATTCCTTGTCTAAATCAATAAAACTCTCTTGAGAAACATTCTGTCCTGTTTCTTCCTCAGATTTAAGAACAAAAGTAACTCCATTCTCATCAACAGTCTTTGTTACTTTGAATTTTGCATCTTTAAACTCTTCTTTATCAGATACAGAAGCTAATGCATCAAACAAAGTATTAGCTCTCTCATTATCTGTCTTAGTAGCTTCTTTTATTTGAATACTCTTAGGATTTACTTTAGATACTTTACCTGTTTGAGGGTCTGGTTTATCAAAATGTGATAAATCAATATTCTCTATTTTAGGTAATGTACCGCTATTAGATTCTGTAACTTCATAGTTTAATTTAGGTTGTACATCTATAACCCACTTTTTAGTAGGCTTTCCATCAGAATCAAAGGTATCTATTTCATACGATTTGACATTACTCTTTAATCTGTCTATAACAAATCCTGAGTAATCATTATTACTGTTTCCATTCTTTGTCTGATAAGGCTTAGCATTACCATCTTTATCTATAACAACCATAGATAATTTAGTACCCCTCTTATTGTTTCTTTCTTTATTATTCAAGAAATCTTTAGAAGGAGAAAATTTCATATTCCTTATCACACCATTGTCACTAAAGAAAGTTAAACTTAGTAACTCGTCAATAGCTCTGTAGTGTTTTCCTTCCAATTGTTTCCCAATAGGAATACCTCCAACTTTACTTGGGTCTACGTTTCTCCCATCAGCTTTATAATGAATTTTTAGCTGTTTCCATTTCTCATCATAAGATATGTATATTTGATTATATGGATACCTTAAACTACCATCTCCATTTACAGTAGTTTTATCAGTAATCACATGTTGGAAATCAGAGTCCCTATCCATTACAGAACCAAACATAGACATGAATTTTACAGGTTCTTTAGTGGGGTCAGGTAATTGATTATCATAGAATAATTTACTTATATTCTTTACCTTTTCTTCTGTTATTCCATAGTTCTTCTCTAAGTTTAATCTTACTTCACTATTACCATTTTGCCATATATAAGCTAATATACCATATTTAACAGTATTATATATCTCATCATCTACAAGTTCTGCTTTAGCAGGGTTGTTTGTAGTAGCTATAAAAGCAACTTTATTGCCATTAGAAGTTTCCCTCATTTCAACAACAGCACCTGAGAAGTTAGCATCAGCTTCTTTTCTAAACCCAACAGAGACATTATCTATCTGATTACCTTTATTATTCTCAGCTGTATATATTTTACCATCAGCTCCAATAACACCTATTTCAATCTTACCTCCATTGGCTTGTGTCAAAGGTTGACTATTATTTACACCATTCCTATTTAGGTTTACAAAGTGTCCAAAAGTTCTTTTACTAATTACAATCTTTCCTCCAACACCATTCTTACCAACTAAACTTTGTCTTGCATTAATAATGTTCTGTCTACCTAATCTAATTACTTCATCTTGTACTTGAGTACCATATCTAAGTGATATATTCTTTTTATTATACCAATCAGCATCATGTAAATAAAATATAATCTTATCTACTCCTCCAATGTTTTTAGTAGCTATCATGGGAACTTTATTGTAATAAGCTTCAGTTCCTTCTTGAACATCATATTTTTTCATCCAATCTTTAAAGAGTATAGGACTTCCATCTACATCAGATACTTCAATATCTAATGCATTAGGAGCTATTGTAACAGATAGTTCTTCACCTTCTTTAATTAAATCTGGGTCAAGAATTAAATGATTACCTATATTCTTATTTGTAGATAAGGCATCTGTTTTTTCTATAACTACTCTTTCACCTTCTACTTCTCTTACTTCAAAATCAATATGCCTATGCCCTGCTTTTAAAGTTGGGTCTAAAGTCTTACCATCTTCTTCAACTGTTTCTAATACAGGTTGTCCTTCAATAACAAAAGTAGAAGAAGTGCTTTCTGTCTGTGATGGAGCTTCTTCATTGAATTTACTAACTACAGTAGTAGGAGCTTGGGCAACACCTTGATTTCTGAAAGTACCCAAATATTCTCTTTCAGGAGTATAGTATTGCTCATAGAAAGTAGCTTTAGTCTCATCAGAAATATCGTATCCCATAGCTCTAAGAGCTTCTGTAATTCTATTGAAATGTACTACTAATCTTGGATAACCATATATATTACCGAACATCTCATACATCTTCTCAACAGGAACTTGTTCTGTTGTTTGATTTATATGTTGATATTCATCTGCTGCATACTGTAATTCTTTCATAAATTCAGCAACAACAGGATGTATCTTTTGAGTTGTTCTTACCGTAGCATCTGCATTTTCAGAATAAATAGATGGCGCAATAGTAGGGTCTAAAATTACATCATTTACTGGATTACTCTCAGCTCTTTTTACTTTAAAATGTCCTTGAATATCTACAATAGATTCATTTTCCTCATTTGGTTGAATGTAAGATTTAGTCTTTAACTCTAATTCCTCTTTATCTCTATCAACTACAACACTTGATAAAGTTACTTTTCTTTTCTCTAACTCACTTTTATATAGATTTAATCTCTTTTTTAAGTTCTTTAAATCTTTTTCGCTATATTTTACGTTTCTTATTACCTCTCCTTTCTTATCAAGAAATGTAAGTTTAACTTTCTTACCATCATATTCAACAGAAACATTCTCTACATTTTCATTTCTCGTATTTTGATATAATGAGATTAATGTCTTAACTATACCTCTTGCTATACCTGCTGTATCTTCAACAATTGTTTCTAAGTTGTCTTCTGCTTCAATAGCATCAAAGTATTGAGACCTTTCAGTAACGTGTTGTTGAGTTAAAGAACCTTTTGATTCTTTGTCTGTGTTATTCACATTAGGTATACTTGGGTCATTCAAAGAATTAACAGCAGGATTGGTGTTTCTTAATCCATTCTTTATTTCTCTGATTTCAGCTTCTATATCCTCATCTAATACACTCTCATCTATTTCTTTACCCTCAATATATTCAAGAAAAGCATTCATGTTCTCTACAAACCTCTGATAAGCTAAATCATCTTTAGCTTTCTCTTTAGCTTTTTGCTTGACTAACTCTTCTGTAACAGTTACTTTCTTATTAGTATTTCCAGGGTCTTGAGTTCTATTCTCTTTTTCTTTTTCTTTATTGGTAATTGCATCTTCAAGTTCTTTCTTGAAATCTTCCATCACCTGTCTAATACCCTGTCTTACTTCTTCTTTATCCTCTTCAGAGGATACTTCGCCCTTCTTAGCTCTCTTATGCTCTAATTGAAGTTTTCTGTAAGTCTTTATTATGTTCTCAGGCTTTATAAACTCTTCATAATCTGCTTTTAATTTGTTTAATTTCTCTTCAAAAGACTTTTCATAACCTTTTGCTTTTAAAGTGTCTATTATACCAAAGAAAACTTTGTTATCTGTTCTGTTTATTTCTGCAATTTCTTCTTGCTCTTCAGGTGTCAGTTTGTCTAAGAAATCTTTATTTACATCTTTAGTTCCATCAAAATCTTTTATTTTCTGTTGTAGAGAAAGAGATAAGTTATCAAAATCTGAAGAGTTTAAGAATCTTTCAGCGGCAATATTGCCTTCTTTATATTTCTTCTCTAAATTATCTATAAACCATTTTTTATTAGCTACCATAGCAGCCATATAGATGTTTCCATTTGTATGATTTTCCATAATATCATACATAAATTCACGGAACTCATCTTTTCTTGCTATGAGCATTTCATAGTTTTTAGCTACCCTATCTAATACACCTTCCTGCATTTCCTCACCATTCTCATCAACAAGATTCATAGCTTGAAGTTTAGCAGTGTCCTTATTCTTAATAGCATCTACTACCTCTTGATAGTGTTGAACCATAGCCTGTTCATACTTACCATCTTCTCCGTTACTCAAATCAGAACCAATAGCAAGCATGTGATTATAAATAGAAGACCTCTCAAGCACATCATCTAACTGTTGTTGAAAATGAGCAACTACAGCTGCATTCTCTTCTGTAGGATTAGCTTCATGATTACGCATAGCCATACCATGCATGTAAGCTGTTTTTTGATAATCTTCAAAGTTCTTTACTTCTTGATTTAGAATATCACTATAAAACTTAGCAAATCTTTTCTCTTTACCTTTTTCAGCCCTTTTTTGTATTGCTCTCATCATAGTAGTAGAGAAAGCTCCTAATACACCTCCTGCAATAGCACCAGCCATAAGAGCTTCCATACCTCTGTTGTCATCATAATCTTGTACAAGGCCAGTAGCCTTTTCAACACCTTGACGAATTGACCATTCTTCAAAGTACTCTTCAACCCCTTCTGAAGCCATTAGAGTAGCTAATTTTAAAGGCTTTCTATAGAAAGCATTCTTTATACTATTGATACCTAAAAGTTCATTAGCGCCCTCTTCTATACTGTTTGAGACGTTACCTATTCTCGCAGTCTTATTAAGTGCATTTCTTCTAAGAAGATAATTACCTGTGGAAGCTAAAGCATCATCTGCTCTGTTAGCAGCAGAACCAGCACCTTTAAAAGCAGCTCTAAAAGCTTTCATTATGAGAAGACCTTGCATAGCATTTAAAACCATTAAAGGTACAGCTTGTCTATTCATAGAAGTTCTATAAGCAACTCCCATTTTTTCCTTTATAAACTCGTCTGTTATATCAGAAAAACCTTTCTCTTCTATTTCTCTCTTACGCTGTGCTTCATAGAAGTCTTTTACTTCATTAGCACCATCACGAGAGTTCATAGCAGCATTTCTAAAGCCTTGCCACATTTGACTTCCAATAAAACCTGAACCTGAAATAACAGCTTTAGTATATTTACCTAACATAGCAAATTTAGCTCCTAATCTTGTAGCAGCTAAACCTGAGCCTAAACCAGCTGTCAGATAAGCAGTAGCTATAGATTCAACTATACCTTCTGCCATTAGACCAGTAGAGAAAGCAGCTGTAACAGCATTATCACCAAACTTATTAGTATTATAAATCTTCTCTGTCATATCAGATAGCTCAGGTGTCCATCTTGTAGTTTCACTACCTGTAGCCCAAGACCATGCCGCTGGTATGGTATCTACAATTCCAGCAGCAGCTTCATATATACCTCTGAAAGTTTCTTTACCAAAGTTTTTTAAGTACTTCATTCCAGCACTCTTACTATCAAAACTTGTAAGAGAATAAGCACCTTCACTTTTCTTTAGTTTATCTACTATATTGTCATAATCATCATATTGATTAACCTCTTGACCATATCTATAAACATCATCTATCAAATCCTTTGGTATTTCATAATTACCTACATTAGGTCTGTCTATATTCATTTCTTTGAATACATTCTTACCTGACCTGTCTATAGAAACTTCCTTTCCATAATGTTTATCATAAAATTCCTTTACATCTTCTCTATCTTTTTGAGCGTTTTTTACAGCTAAATAAGCTAAAGCCTTATCAAAAGGGTCTTCACTCTTAGATAAATCTTTACTATTCTTTTCTACAACAGGAGGTTGTAATAAAGAATCCTTTACAGATAAATTCTTTACTTTAGTTTTTTTCTTACCTTTAGGGGCTTTATTTATTATATCTTCAAGTTGAGTATTTTGTTCTTGCTCTTGGGATATACCTATAGGGTCTTTTGCTATATCTAAAGGATTTTTCAAATCAATCATTGTGCTATTGTCCATATACTAATTATTTTTTATCTTTTTTCTTGTTTTTTAGTCTTTCTAAATCTTTATAATAAGCATCTAATCTATTTGCTAAACTCATTGTTACATCTATAAGACCTTTATCATTTAGATTACTATTAGATATATTATCTATATTGGCAGCATTAATCTTATAACTTTTAGCTCCTGATACAGATAAAGCTTCTTTTGCCAATGGCGTCTTAGGTATTATCTCTAATTCAGCATACCCTCCTACAACAGAAGGAATAACATCAAAGTCATCATTTATATACACTTTTTTGTTTTCTCTATAATTAGTGTCTGCCATTCTTGCATTTAGTTGATGATAAGTCTTTAAATTGACATAAGGATTGCCTTGTAATTCTGCGAAGGCTCCTCCTCCTCCCATCAACATAGCTTGTCTAAACATTTTCATATCTCCACCTCCAACACCTTGTTTTACTATCCTAAGGGTTCTTATGGAGCTGTCTCCTTTTCCAGATTGAATACCTAATTCCGCTAATTGTTTAGCTGATACTTGTGCTTCAAATACGGCTGTATTATCATCAGAATTACTGTTTATAAGGAATTTTACGCCTGCTTTTTCTAAAGCTGCTATATCTTCTCCTGTTAAATCTATTCCTCTTTTAAATGTACCATCTTTACCTCTTCTAATTAGGTCATTATTACTTATACTAACTGTCAAAGCACCTGGTGTATTAGCGAGTTGTACAGCAGCTTTATTAATAAATTCCTGTCCTTCTTTATTTAAAGAGCCAAAGTTAGTACCAACAATTCCAGGCTGTGTCATTTTAACTTTCATTCTTTCTTGGAATTTGTTAGCGTTTAATAAACCGCTGTCAATATAATCTCTCTTGTTATCTCTCCAACCATATTCAAGTTTTCCTTTAGAAAGGTCTTTTCCAGTATTATCTAAGTAGTTTTTATGTGCAAGAACAGCGAAAGGAGCTTGTCTCTTAAATATCTCTAAAGATTCCTTCTTTCTTAATTCATATTTCTCTTCATCTGATAACTTATTAAAATTAGAATATTTTCTCTTTAGTATTGTATCAACGAAATTTTTGGCTTCTTCCAAGGTTACTTCACCTTTCTTATCTATAACTTTATATTCATCTTTTTCTTTAGTTACAACGTTACCATTTTCAGGACTAAGAAATGAGCGCCTTTTAGTTATAGGTAATTGACCATTATTAGCTTCCATATACATTTGAGCAGCTACCAACATCCATGTATTATTACCAACTGCACTCATATCAGTGCCTAAATTAGTGCTAATTACCTCTAATACACCATTATAGAACCTCTTCTTAGTTTCTTCAGAAGCATCAGGATTAAGATATGTTTTACCTGTCTTAGGGTCTTTTAATATCATTAATTGAGTTACATCAGCTCCTGAGTTGTTTTCAGGTGTAACCATTTCAGTAAGTCCAAGATAGCTCTCTAAAATAGCTTTATTTGCTTCTTCAGGAGTATATATATTACCATAAGAAGAATCATAATACATTTGACCTAACTTCCTTTTTTCTTCTCTATCTTCTTTAGCTCTCTCATTTTTATCTTTCAAAGAGTACTCTAAATTAAGTAAAGATGCTTTATTATCATGAATATCTTTATCTATTTTATTTTTTTCATAAGCATAAGGTAAATAAGTAGAAACAATACTATTTAGAGTATCTCCAGCTGTTCCATCAGGATTGAAATAATTACTCAATTTTACCCTATCAGATTGCTTCATATAAGATACATATTCAGGGTTATTCAATACTTTACCAAGAACATAGTCTCTTACTCTTTCTTTAGTAAGTTTCTCTTGACCCCATTTAGTTTTTACATAAATATAACCTTGATTTGATAAATCAATTTGCTCATTTAAATCAGCAACCATCTTAGAGATTTCATCAACAAATTTAGATTGGTCTATTTCTTTTAAAGCTCTCTCTTGTTGCCATTGTCTTACTATAGAATTACCTCCCCAATTACTCCATGCTTCATTCTTTAAAGCATTACATAAAGCAGGCTGTTTTTCACATATTTCCTTATTGACTTTATCCCAATTATGATAAGCATTATAAGACCCTTCCAGAGAAGCAATATCACCCTTAGTTTTGCTAAGGGTGTATTCTCTCTGCAACGACTTTAATTCATTGTTATATTTGAAATAGTTAGTAGGGTCAGCTTGCATTTTAGCAATAATATCATCTGCCTTAGTCTGAAAATAATCTTTAATCTGTCTTGCATTTTCAGTATCTTCATCTGAATTTAGATAATTAAAGTCTATATTGTACAAACTATCAGCAACAGCTTCTTGCTCTTTATATTCTTTATCCTTTTTATCAAGCAATTTCATTGCCATATCAAAGTCAGGATTGTAGATTACATCATTAGGATTTAAAAATGTAGTCTTTTCTGTATTATAAAATCTTCCCATTTTAATTACTTAACAAATATAATAAATCATTGATGCTCTTTATTTTATTATCTCCTGTTTTCTGTAGATAATAGTTGTAGTATTCAAGAACCTCTTTTTCATCTTTTAGGTCTAATTTCTTACCTGTTTTTATCTTATAATCAGAAGCTATATCTTGTAACCTTCTATTTATAAGTTCACTGTTAGGATAAAACTCAACAGTTCTGTTATGTACCTTACCGTCTTGTCCTTCAAAAGGAACTATAGCCTTTCTTGTTTCATTGTATTTAGCACCACTTACATAAGGCACATAGTCTTTTTGCTCAGGTGCTGCATCTAAAGTTTTTCTACCAGTCTTCTTGTAGTTGATGTACTGAAGAGGTGATGTAAATCTTACTCCTTTATCAGTTGTTTTGTTCTCCCAACCTTCAGTAGAATTTATTTTATTCCAATCAACGGCATCTAAATCAACTTCTTTTCCATTAGAGAACTTAAACTTACCATAAGTACCTAATTTTTCTGCTTTCTTAGATTCCATATAGTAGTTTATCAAGTCATCATCAGTAATATCATCACCTACTTGTTCTTTAACTTTATCTATCTGTTCACTATAGAAATTATTCATATCTTCTAAAGCAGTTTTCTTACCTAACATTGCTTTTGTTTCAGCTCTTGAACCGCCTGCTATTACAGGGAATCCTTTAGTCTTGACATCAACTTCTTCTCCTTTATTGTTGTAATATTTACCATCAATAAACTCATAACCTTCTTCAGCCACTTTCTTATTCCAATCTTCAAAAGCACCTTTGTAAGAACCTAAGAAACCTTTTTGTTCAGGAGTGTATTCAACATTTCTCTTAGCTTTAAGATTACCATTTGAATCAATTGAGAATATCTCAGAACTTTCATCAACAAGATTTTGCTTGTAATTTCTTTCTTTAATCTTATTAAGATAAGCGCCCATATACTGAGTAGATTTATTTCTTGTCTCAACGTCCTTCTGTAATTGAGTGTAGAAATTATCTCTATCTCTTCTATCATTATCATCTCTCAACTGATTACCTTCCATTACTTTAGAATCTTGTTGGTCTAACATTCCTGCTATCTTACCATTGATAGCAGCTATCTGATTACCATATTGGGAATAAGCCTGATTATCAGCTTGTCTCTGTCGAGCATCTATTGCAAGTCCCATAGCTCTTGCTGTATTAATACTTCTTGCATTAGAGTTAGCATTTGATATAGCAGCATTTGTATTCAATTGATTATTTTGAATAGCTTGGTCTAAGTTATTTTGAAGGTTCAATTTTGTCTCTTCCATCTTGTTCAGACCTCTTTGCCCATAGTTCTCATAAGGATTGATATTTGGTGTATCTCCTGCCCTCTGTTGCATTGTTAGCTCATAGGGGTCATGTCCTGCTTTGTAAGCACCATACATAGAAATCATATCGCCTAATGTAGGCATTTTATCGGTATCAATATCCTTTACACCTTTTACAATATCTTTACCAAAATCATACAGAGAGTTACCTACTTTACTTAATGAATTGCCTATTCCTCTTCCAAGACCTCCTAATGAATTAGATACATTTTGTAATAGTGTAGGTTCGTTTTCTCTTTCATTTTTATAATAAGTTTTCCAATCCTCTTCTGTCATTGGTGTCCAGTTACCTGTACCTTCTACATCTCCAACATATTTTGGTGTAGCAAGTGTAGGTGCTTGTGCTACTTGAGCTATTTTACTTTGAAAAGGATTTACTTGTCTTCCATCAAGAATTGGTATTTGACTAAAATCAAGACCTCTTTCCTCTTTCAAGGGGGGCGGGTCTATCTCACCCCCTCCTAAAAAAAAGGATTTCTATTTTCATAAGGATTTACATATCCTCCTGATGCAAACTGAGGTTGTTCTTCATAAGCTTCTTCCATACCTTCTGAATAACCCATATTTTCTCCTTGACCATAACCTTGTTGATATCCTTCTTCCATACCCTCTCCATAAGCTGACTGTTGCATAGCCTGAGCCATTTGTTGTTGCTGTATAGCCTGCTGTTGTTGAGCCATCTCTTGCTGTTGATGCATATAATTCATATATGCTAAATCCTCTTCTTCTTGTTTTTGGAAATCTCTTACTGTTTTTTCGTAAGTTTTCTTGAGCATCCTATCATTAGGATTAAGTTCCATTAATCGTTGTAATTTGGCTAAGTGCTGTTCTCTAAACTTCTTTCTGTCAGCCATTGTTTTACCGTCCATACCTTTTAATCTTTTTGAATATATTTGACTTCCTTCAGGTACATTCATATCTATACCCCCTTGCTCATGAGATGCTCCTTGCAACTCATACATATTACCATTTGGTTCTTCAACTACCTCTTGTCCTTCTGCTTCAATAGGGACATTACCTCCAGTAGCATAATTCTTAACAAATGCCATTAAAGGATTAGTACTCTCTGCATAATATTGGAAAGTTGTTTTCTTCTTTTCAGGCATCTTATTAGCTCCATGTTTCTTTAAATAATCATATCCATTAGAGTTATATGTTTCAAGCATTTTCTTGTCTTTTTCTGAAACCTTACCTCCAGTACCAAACCTTAGATTATCAGAGAATTTTGGCTTATAATAATCTTCATAAGGGTCTTCTGGTTTATTAGTGAAAGATTCTATCACAGGCATCAGAGCTTGTACATAAGGCATTGCTTTAGCTGCATAGCCTAAACCTTTAGCAATAGTACCTCCCCAACCTCTTTGCTGATTAGCTATGGCTTGATTAGCAAAATACTGTCTTGTAGCTCCAAAAGATAAGTCAGGGTCAAATACTAAGTTAGAGCCTTGATTTTGAGCCACTACATCATCATATAGCAACTGATAGTTATTCCTATTATTGAAGATAGGGTCAGTACCTATGATAGCAACTTTACCATTACCTAAGTCTTGAGTAGTATATCTTCCTTTAAACCTCAATGAAGGTTTTACTTTATCATAAGGAGTGTAGTAATCCTTTGTAGTCTCACTTTCAATAGGGTGAAAGTTATCGTAAGTCTCTCCAAATACACTATCAAGTTGTTGTTGACTGTGAGCATATTCTTCAGGAGTCATATTAACCCTTTGTCTTGAACCAGCTCTTATTGTACCTCCTGTTGGAAAAGTAGGTACATTAGGCTTATAGTTGAATCCACTATAATTAGGGTCAACAAAACTATTTTGTGATGTAAAATTCATATTTGTATTCAAATTAGGTAATTGAAATTGATTAGCTCCAGCTGAAAATGCGGCAGGATTTATTGTTGATGTGTTATCAGACAAAGTATCATCAATAGGATTATAGTCAAAACCAGATGAGAAGTTACGAGTTACTTCTGTACCTAAGTTCTGTGTCATATTCTTGTTAGCAATACCGCCTGCAATACTTCCTGCTAAGCTACTGACAACACCAGCAGCTTGATACCATGGCTCGTATTTTTTATCTATCTCATATCGTTTCTTTGCTTGAGCTATGTTACCTCTTACTATAGCTTCACTTGGGTCTGTTATGGATATAGGTGTTCCACCGTATGCTCTTTTTTGTCTTCTTTTCATAATCTAATAATTACTTACATTAACATTCTCACTCGTAAAATTAAGTACTAACTTTACGTCTGCAAAATTATCAAAAATCAACCTAACTACCAAAAACTTACTTCTAAAACTTTCTAAGTCTCCCCAACTTTTATTTAGGTCGGTAGTACCATCTTCTAATAGTTTGTCTATGAACTCATTGTTATTCCTTTCAGATACTGTAATCTTATTGCTATTAAAGAATGGTTTGTCATATTTAACGATATAATCCCTTAAATCATTCATAAGCCAATCACCCTCGTTATTATCTATGAGAACTACACCATCGTTTGTATTAACCACTTGCTCTATGGTATAGGTATTCATGTCAGATAAATTCTTCACTTTCAAATTGACTATACCACTACATTGTCTTGTGTTATACAATACTGCTTTATTGAAAGTAATATATCTCTGCTCATAAAACTCCTTTTGTTCCTCGCTATACTTATAAGCATTAGTGATTAGTCTTAAATGATTAAATATCTTATTGATTAATGGATTATCATTATTCACATATTCCACTATATAAGGATAATGCTTACCATAAAAAGTCTGATACTTATCTCCTGAGTTTTGTAAGAATATTGGATTATTCTCTATTACATTCTCATAAGAATAAAAGTTATCATTCATTCTAAAATACATAGCTGGTCTATAGCTATGATAAGAAATCCATGTATTAGTTCTTAGTGAATAACTTAATGTCCAAGAAAGGTCATTATAGTCTATATTTTCCACTTTCTTTGCATTGACATATCCAAATACAAAAGAATCTAAATTGTTTGAAAAGCCATTAAATACAAGCCTTTTATTCCTAATACCTTCATACTTCAATGAAATAGTATCTTCAATATCTGTTCTATTAACTACTCTACCTCTACTATCTACAAATAGCATATTATTGAGTAGCTCTGTCTTATAAGGAGTAGCTAATACACTCTTTAAGGCTTTGACTATATTCTTAAAATCATTTACGAAATATATCTCATTCTTATCAAGTACTACTTTAGTCTGTGACTTATTCAAATCCTCATTTTTGAACTTAAAATCTTTTTTGGTAATAAGTATCCTTTGGTTTCCTTTGTCCCAAATAAGGATAAAACCTGTACCAAATAGATTAACAGGATTATCTTTATACTCATACTCTTCTCCCACATTACCTCTATAGAAAGCTTCAAGCTCTACATCTATGTTATTGCCAAACCATTTAGATATTCCTACATCAGATATAGGTGTTAGCTTACCATCAAACTTATAGACAATACCTTCCCTTTCACTTACAAAGAAGTAGCCATAAGGTGTCATAACAGTAGCTTCTCTATGTTGTAATCCCGCTGAGTTACCATTCTTATCATTGATTATTAGTTGAGCAGGTAAAGAACCAAATTCTCCAGTACCTATGTAAGATACTACACCATTTGTAATACGTTCTTGATAGTTAGTAGGCTGCATCCACAATCCTTCTGTTGTATGTATAAACAACCTACCATTAAAATCAAATATATTTACTATATCACCATACTCTCCTGATATGTCCTTATAATTATTAGGTAACCAACGAGAAAAGCTGTCATCTACACTCTCTACATTATCTTTCTCAGACCAATAGAAACGCTGTGGAAAAGTTTCTACACACTCAGAACAGATAGTATATTCAAAAGGTATCATGTGATACTTCTTTATATTACTTGTCACAGAATAGTCTCTATTAGCTATAAAAACTATAGGTTCATGTGTTCCTCTATATTGATAGCCTTCTTTTCTATCAGGATTGGATTTACAAGATTTATTTATAAAGAATTTATAAACATCATTTTGTAAATCTCCTGCTGAGTTAACCCAATACATAGGAGAAAACTCTGTTCTACCTCCAACAACTTTATTAAAATCAGCAACGAGACTATTAAAATTTCTTGTAAACCAATTTCCACCTCCTCTATTAGGTTTAGCTTCTATAATGTTATTTATAGTATTATTATCTATACTACCTCCTCTTCTTATATTAGCCCAATTCAATCTTATATTGTTGTAATAATTAGGCATTCTATTAGTAAAAGGTCTTAGAAAATTATCAGGTTTATCTTTTAACTCAGCTCTTAAAGGAAAGTTTATATCGGATTCAAAGATAAAATCTCCTAAAACTTGTCCATAAACAAATATTGCATTATCAGCAAAAGGTCTCTGTTCTGTATCATCTCCTTTACCAACAAAAGAATAAAAGAATAAGTCATCTCCAAAAGTGTTCTTTAAACCTTTTTCATATAATTCTCCTGTTAGTTTATCCAAATCAAACTGTTTTACCATACCTATGATACCTGTAGTCATTAGATAAGCACCACTACCAATAGCTCCAGCTATTAAGACACTACCAACCATAGATACAGTACCACCAGTAAATATAGCACCAGCTACTACTAACACAGCACCTACAACTGCTTTTAAAAAATTAGCAGCAGAACCAGCAGCTGCATGCGCTCTTTCTGTTGTTCTTAAATAAGATGATGTAGTATGTCTATATCCTCCAACAAAGTTACCCCCATTATAGTTTGTTATAGTTTCTTTGTTTGAAAATTCACTGTGTATTTTTTCATATTCTGCTGTTCTAAAATCTTCATAGAAATCTTGATTATCTCTTTCTATATAACCAAAAAGATACTTTTTACCACTTACAGTCATTTGACTCTGTAAATCGTAATCTACTTTATCTTTCATGCTAAAGAACAAAGCAGTATTAATCATATCTAAATTACACAAATACTCTTTAGTCTCTTCAGTATATTGAAAAGAATAAGGGTTATTGAAATTAACATCAATCTTGTCTTTTGGTATTATATACTCTTTATTAAAGTTCTCGTATGTTACAGTTGTATCTCTTATTATACCTTTTAAGTCTATGCCATCCGAATCTTTCGTATAATTACTTTCTCCATCTGCATTTCCTTCTTTTCCATCTACGACATCGTTTATATAGTAACCTCCTACTGTATTCTCAGCATTTTTATAGCAACCTATAATTCTTAAATGTGAAAAGCCTTCATATAAAGTACCATAGAACTTATTATTCATTGCAATTACATTGAATGATTTATTAGAGAAACCATTTGGTTTATAATAAGCAGAAGGTCTTTCAACATGTAAATCCATTACAGAAGAAGCTGTAAACTCACCCCAAGTTATTGTTGGTATAAGAACACAACTATCTAATATTGTTTTATCTTTATCCTTTATTTTTTGCTTTACAATGTAATAACCTAAACATTCCAATCCAGTTATGTCTTTACTTGGAAGTTCTATATTACTAAAATGTACTCCAAGCATATTGTTGCCAAATTTTTTAGATGTGTCTTCTTGTTTTTCCTTTGATATGGCAGCTCCAAATACACTAAAAGGCATGGAAACTCTTGTATCAGGATCTTCTATAAGAACATCCTTATAATAGCCCATAAAGTATATATTGGAGTTAAAAGCGTTATTATAACCACTTGATAACTCCATCTCTTCATTATACATTGGAACCCTCTCTTTCAAAGTAATAGAATAACTGTTTGATATTTTTCTGACACCATTCTTAGAATCTCCTGTATAATTGTTAGTAGTCCCAAGTAGAATTTTATTATAATTAGGGTCTCCACTTAAATCAAAGTCACCATTTGGTTTTAAAGGAATACCTGTATTTGAAGTAACTATATACTCTCTTTTAGTTTCTGTAGTATTTGTTTCTTCATATTCTTCATCAAATTCTTTCTCGACCATATTAGGAACATCTTCCATAATAGGATTACCTTGTGGGTCAAACATTGGATTACCTTGTGGGTCTTTTTTCTGTTCTTTTTTTGTGCCGTCTTGTACTATTCTCTTTACTTTTCTTGTTTTCTTTACAGTTGTTGTAGTTTGTTCTATATTTTCAGTTATAGTTGCTCTCTCAAAAGATACATATAAATCTCCAAAAAGTATTTTTGGATTACTCTCATCGTTTTCATTTTCAACAGTTTCTTCTATCAACAAACCATTAACCAAGGAATTATAAGAGACTTCCTTTGTTTTTTCAACTCCTTCTATTTTATATGTTACGGTTATATATATGTTTTTTGAAATATAATCTTCTCCAATCTTCTGGCAGTTAAACTTTTCTAATTTACTATCTTTACAAGCTTTATCACTAAATCCACAAGTATGTACCTTTAATCTATATATACTCATAGAAGATGATTCTTCATTTATTTTATCTATAAGAGATTTATCTAATTTTTTTCTTGTAGGAAATCTGTGAAATCTTACATTTACATTTTCATCTAATTGATTATTTCTATAATCCTTACCCCAATAGGAATATTGACCACATTTTTCTCTCTCAGTATATTTTAGTGTTAGATTCTCATTCTTATCATAAGACATTGGATATATCTCAATTCCATTGTTCTCAGGCTTTGTAACAAAATTACTATCTAACACAAGATCATCTCCATTAATCTTTCCAGGAATATGAAATACAGGACTTTCTACACCTCCTTCAAATAAGTAAACTATGCCAAAAGAATATATTTCTCCATATTTGAAACCAGTACCATCTATATTACAACTTGGGTGTTTAGGATTATGCCTAACAATAGAGTTCATAGGAACTTTTTTGACAACACAATCTGTCTTTATCTTCGAAGCATATCTCTGTAATTTAAAGAAATTAGTATCTTTCTTTTTTACATTACCAAGAACAAGCCTGTTATCTTTGATTTCTATTGTCTTAGCTTTTTCAATAGTAATACCTTCTTGACTTAACTCAAGTTCTTCTATAGTAGTTTTTTCAATATAATTCTTTCCTGTATATAAAAATGTATTACTTGTAGTAGATACTAAGTTACTTAGGTATACTTCAGAGGGTATTCCTGTTAAACCATTATAATGTATAAAACCAAATTGATAAAAAGGATAATCAGTATCTAAGTGTTTTATCTTTATTTCAAGTGCTTTATTAGATAACTCTCCTTTTAGTAAGTCGCCTTGTTTTCCAACATCAACAGAGCCTGCCACATTGTTGTATAATATTGTTAGCTTATCGTTGTAAATATTATAAGAACCACTCTCATATATAAACTTAGTTGGTATCTTATTTTTATCTACATATCTAATCATGAATTTAACACCGCCAACATGTAAAGAGCCTTTGTAATCTACTACCTTAGCACTCTCTAACTCTATATGTGTCTTAACCTCTTTAATAATATTGAAGTTATTCATCTTTAAATGACCACTCTCTTCTATATAATGAGATATATCATTTAAGTTTATATTTCTTGGTACATTATAATCATCAGTCCAATATACTATTTTCTCACAACCTTTTCTAAGCCTATAAACAGCTTTTATTTGCTTATTTACTTGAAAGTCTAACTTCTTACCAAAAGGAGAAAGACTGTCATTTAAAACAGTCCTATAATTGTTTTTCTTACCATTTACGGTACTATTATCGTAAGAGTATTTATCAGATAATAATCCTATCTCACTATTAGTTCCATTAGTAGAAAAGACACATAATTCATTATCTCCTACATATACAGAGCCTATAGGTACATAACCTTTAGGTAAGAAGGCATATTCTTCATTACCTTTCTCATTAGTGAGTGTATTCATATCACCCTCTTCACTTTCGTTAATAGCATTTAAAGCAAACCTATAAGTGCCTTGTGGTTGACTTATAGGTGCTACATCTGTATATAACCCTTTTGAAGGTTGTTCTATACTATTACTATTTTGATTATATCCACTTTCTTGTTGTTCTTGTTGTGCTGCCATTTTCTCTAAAATTTAAACGTTGTTCTTTACCTAAGTCCTTAAAGAATGAATAGTACTTCTTCCTATCAGGAATAAACTCAAAAGTAGCTTCTAATAAGTTCTGATGCTCATCAATAGTCTCAGGCATAATTTGTGAGGACTTATATTGCTGGCAATATTTAAGCCATCTCTCTTCTGAGTATTGTACTTTATCAGTATATCCTTCTCGTCCCATATACCATAGTTTCTGCATGTATTTCCATGTAACATAGTATGTAATAGCATTCACAGCTATGGTATCATCAGGAATATAAGGATAACCTGTTTCACAATCTAACATAATACGATAGTAAGAGACCAGTAAATAACCATCTTTGAAAGAGGTTCTAATCTTATTACCTGATACTAATGTATATTCATCAACACATGATTTATATATAGTAGCATCTTCTTGACAAACTAATGTATTAAAAAAAGAATGGTTAGATAGCCTAACAGGAGTATATCTTTCTTTGTACCTTACATTAGATAAGAATTTCTCCATATCATTAATTGGCATACCAAAAGACCAAAAATTCTCTGTTACAGTGGTTGTAGTTTCATTACATTCCGTACATTCAGAAAAAGTCCTTACAGTCTGTTTTACATGCTTTTTAAATGTATCATCTATTTCTTTCTCTTTTTCTTTAATATCACAAGGATTATCGTATTGGAATACATTATCTCTTGCCACTTGTATAATACTAATCAAACCAAAAGGTAAATCACCTTGATGATTTTTTATCTCAACTATAGATACTGCTTCTTCAAGAACGGAGGAAGTAGTCATAAATTCCATAGCTTCTCCTACCCACTCTATAACATCAGTTTCTGATATTTCTTCAAGACCTAAGTCCCTATAGAGCTTAGCAAGTATTCTATCTAATGTTGTAAAGTTAATCTTTTTTCCCATTTCTTTTATATTTATCTACATCAACTATAGGATATTCAGGAAAGCTTCCTGATTTAAGTAATTTAGCAAAGGCTCTTTTATTATTTCTTGTAGGTACAAATATATATAAATCTTTATTTTGTGAGAAAAAACCTTTTTTACTCCATGTTATTTTATAACTTACGCCATCGGTATTATCGTTAGTGAAATAAATAAAGACTTTATTTTCTCTTGTCTCAGGGTCAGATTCATGTAACTTTTTTGTTTCATTCCAATCTATAAATCTATTTATTATCCTACCATTCTCACCAAACTCTAATTTAGTTTTTTTACCTATTATTTTTAAAGTACCACATAATCCAGGAAGCTTTACTTCACCTGTCTCAAAAAGTCTTTTAAAAATAAACTTCATATACTCTATATTTAATTTAGTATAATCAATTTTTTTCATTATACCTTTTACAGTACCTTTTTTCTCTTTATATGTTTCTTTATATAGTTTATAACTGCTTGCTATATTAACATGAGAATCTAATGTCATCATAATTATTTACTTTGTTGTTGAGGTGAATCACTTGTATTATTTGTTTTATCTTCAATAGACTGTCCAAATACTTGTAGCTCTTTCAAAGACATTTCTATAAGTATATCTATCAAATCCATATCTATGCTAAATTCTTCTTGTAAGAAATCTTTACAATCACAATCTTGACAATCCTTATTATCACAAAACTGCTCAAATTCTTTTACTTTTACAGGGTCTTCAAATAAAGCAGTCATTGTAATATACTTAATTTTAGAAGGAGTAAATATCCAAATATAATCATCTTGTACAAAAAAAGTTGTCTTAGTTTTGGTATATTTATTCCCTTTCTGATAAGTTACTGCATTTACTTTTAGCTCATCTAATTTCACCATTCTATCAATAGAAGTTACAGAACTTATCACATGTCCATTTAAACCACTTAAAGGAGCAGGTAATTTATGCCTGCTCCTTAGTACATCACATCCTAATTGAGGAACACAAGGACACTGATGAGAAGGTACTTTTATCATCTCAATACAAGATATAGTCTGGTAATTCCATGCAGAAACACCCTGTTTTTTCTTTATCTCTTGAGAGATGAGCCTACTTCTAACAGACACTATTTTATTGTAAATATGCCTATTAGAAAGCCTTGTATCATCAGATTGCACCCCCTTAGAGTATAGTGATTGTATTCTTTGTATTATTTCAGCTACTGTCATTTATTTATCATTTTTACAATAGGATAAGGCATAAAAGCTGCTACTATATCAAACCAATCAATAAAAGTTCTTTTATAGTATTTATCATATAATTCTTTTGTCAAAGCTATTAAAAACAATATAATCAAAGCTATTACAAAAGAGTGTATAATACTTACAAAAGGTAATAAGAAGATAAAAGTGAATAAATAAATTATATTACCTATCTTACTATGAAGTATTTTGTCTTGTCCTTTTAATTTATTTTTCATGTTATAATCCCATTTTTGCTCTTAGTTCTGCATAAGTTAAAGTAGTTCCATTAGATAATTGAACTTTCTCTTCTCCTGTTACTTTTAAAAAATCTTCAGGGGCTGGAGACCAATCTACAAGTATCTTGCTTTCAAAAATACCACAAGCATAAAATAACCAACTTCCACTTACTGTATTTATACCTAATGCACCATTTCCAATATAAGGTACATTAATCTTTGACCAATATACATACCAATCATTACCTAAAGACTTCTTAGAACTGTTTTCATTTAAAACAGCATAAGTTTCTTGCCATTTACCAAAATTAAATTTAGAATCAGTAGTTAGTGGTTTTGCAATAACCATAAATATCAAATCTTTATTTGATAAATCAACAGATGACATATTAAATGTTTCCTGAAAATTACCTCCACCACCAGGTCTATCTAATCTCATAACCTTACCAAAAGTTGCATCATTTTCTTGAGACCAAGAGAAGTAATTATTACCTTTAAATCTTGAATTATATACTAAGTTTTTTGTTCCAACAGTAAGATTACTAAAAGTTGCCGAATCATTTGGTTTTCCTGTAATATCATTCCAGCTATGAGAGTGATTACTATCAGCTTTACCATCAATATCATTCTTTAAATCTTGCGCAGTACCATTGTAAGTTCCTTTATCTAACTTATCACCTATTGAGTTAATTTTATTCTTATCAGCAGTAGTATAATCATTAGTAGATAAACCTTTACCTGCAACTTTATCTACTTTATCAGCTAAAGCTGTATTTAATTGTGAGGTAGTTACATTACCTCCTCCTCCACTTCCACTACTAAGATTGTGAAAGTGATGATATATAAAGAGAATCATATCTCTTAAATTTGGGTCTATAATCATAAGTAATTTTTATTTAAATGTTCAATTAATCTATCTCTGTAGTCATTAGTTCTGTATATTTCATAAGTACCATCTTCCTTAACCCATATCAAAGCTCTATTATCTATCTTAAAGCCTGTCTGTTCAAACAATATCTGATACAAACTAAGTTGTAATTGATACTTATTAAAAGGGTTATCCTCTAAATCATCAAAAGGAGCAAGTAATCTTTTCCCTTTATAATTCTTGAATAAGTCTAAATTTGTCTTATAATCTCTTAAAATTATGTTATCTTTTTTAGTATCATAAAGCATTAAGTCAGCAGTACCAGCTATTCCCCATTTCTCAGAATACATTTGTAGCTCTGTACATAAAGGAACTACATAATGAGGTATCTTATCTAAATAAGTTTGCATTGCTTTCTCATAGCCATTAGATGGTTTACCTTCTCTTGTCTTTACATAGTTTTCTGCAAAAGCATGGGCATTAGTACCTAAAATACAAGAATCATCTCTTTTCTTATGCCAATCATTAAGCACTTCTTTTACTGATATACCTTTTTTCTTAGCTACTAAGAAAGCCATCTTTTGCTCATCAAAAGGTTCTTGAAAGTCTTTTAATACATAGCTTACAGGCTTTAAATTTTTACCTTTTACTGTGTAACTATGACTTGCTTCATCAAATTTTATTTCTTTAAAATAATCTATTATTTCTGTTTTCATATCTCTACAGGGTCATTTAGACCCTGCAAAGATAATAAAAATAATGGAAACTTAGTTACCTTCAACATCTGTTTCTTCTTCATTTGATTTAGGTAGTTCTTTTGGCTCTTCCTTCTTAGGTTCTGCATTTACTCCTTCTGCTCCTAATTTCTTTTTAGCCATCTCTGACATAGATGTTATAAACTCTTCTAACTCATTTAATATTTCTTCACTAAAAGCCCCAAAAACTCCACATATCACATATATAGTAGTTTCAGGTAAGTGAAAAATATCTCTGCAAATTATACCTGCTGCAAGAGCTAATACAATAGCAACAAATAAGAACTTTATAAATCTAAGTGGAGACATCTTAACCCTCATTCTATGAATAATAGCTCCTATAGCCCCTCCTACTATGAAGAAACCATAATTGTAAAAAAACTTCTCTATATACTGTGATATTAAGTTCATAATTGTTTATTCTTTTCTTATTAAATTTTCCTCAGTTTCACAAATTACATAACCAACATCTGGACGAATAAGTTCTGCTTTTAAATAATATTTATCTCTTGGATTTTGAACAAATGCTGTATATGCCACTGTATTATCAACATAAGTAGTCATATCAATAGTTGTTTCAGACAATTCTTTATAATCAGTTTCATCATAATATCTATAATAGGTTTTTATTTTATATGATGGTAATACATCATATCCCCTGAACATATTAATATAAATATCACCCTTATATTTCACATCTTCATTTGCTTCTCTTTCTGATACTGTTATAGAATAACAATGGGATTGTTCTTGAACAGTGTCCTCCAACATAAACTCAACATAACACTTTTTATCAGAGATAACTCCTGTCTTTTTATTCTTTAGCTCCACTCCAAATTTGTATCTTAATATACCAAACTTCTTCTGTATACAACCTCTATATACATAATCTGTATCCTCTCCTCCACTTAAAGATTGACTACCCTCTTCATAGACTTCCCAATTTGTACCTCCATCAGGTGAATAATATACTTTTGGAGTTACCTCATAATTATTTTTTATTATATCAGCAAAACTTGATAAGCCTGTATCATAAGTTTGGTCACAATTAAAAGGTGTTCCTGACATAGTAGCTCTATCACAATTAAAAGTATCTTCAATGCCTTGTCCCCAAACATCATCATCTTCTATAGTATAGTCACAAACTCTTTTGTCAACTTCGTAATAATCACTTGGATACTCTATTCTGAACTCTATCTTTACTTTTTTTACAGTTTTATTATGTACATAAACATAACTATCTCTTATAGGTAAAATACCGCCTGTATTGTGTTTATACACAATGGATTCACCTTGATTTACACCGTCAAAATAACTTTTTACAAAATAATATACATTTTTTCCAGCAATAAAATTCGTAGAAGTATCATTAGGGTTCAATTTTAATTTATAAAGAACGTAATTTTCACTCAATTCTTTTTCATAAGTTATGATTGGATTACAATGAATTGTTGGTTTGTTATCTTTTAGTTCTACTGGTATTTCAAAATAACAAGTTCTATCACCTCCAGTATCTACTTCAGGAGGTAGCTCAATCTTAAACTTAATATTTACAATGCCACTTTCTTGATTAGTGAAAATGCTCTTTGTAAAATCAGGTAATTCTCCTCCTGTAGTATTAGTAAGTACTAATTCTTCTCCTTGCCAAGCACCATTTACAGTGTAATCAAAGAAGTACTTAGTAGTAGTGTTAGCAGGTACTGTAGCTCTTGGTTGAAGTACTACATCAAAAGACCAACCTGTTGGTTGATGTTGTTTATTTGTAATGACTGCAAAGGGGCTACACTTTACAAAAGGTTTGTTCTGAGATTCATAAGTAGCTGAACAAACTCTTACAGGTCTTCCATTTTCAACAATAGAAACTTCAGCTTTATAAAATTTCTTTATAGGTTCACTAAGGTTAAATTCAAATACATAGTTACTTAACTCATTATAAGTTTCTGTTTCCTTCTCCCACGTAACACCATCATCACTTTTATACAAAGTAGGTTGGTTTATTTGTAATTCTGCTGAAGTTATGGATATATTTGTTGTAAAAGTTGCTTTCTTACTTGTTGTGTTTATCTCTAATCTTGGACTTTCACAAGAACAGTCTTCCTCTGCACGGTATAATATAGAATCAGACACATTAACAGAACATTCACCATTACCACTATTAGTTTTTACATTTGAAGGATATTCTACTCTATACTTTATTTCAACATTGGCAGAAAACCCATAAACATTAAAAACTATGCTTTTTCGTATTACATCTAATGTACCTCCTATTGTATTGGTGTGAACCAATTCTTCTGGATTCCAAACACCATCTATAGCATAACTTAAATAATGTTTTGTTACAGTATTTGCAGGCACAGTAGCATTTGGTTGTAAAATTAAATTATAAGTGAAAGTTCTACCACTTCTAACTTTATCAAAAGTTATATTAGGATTACAGTTCACAATAGGATTTTGTTTAGGTTTACCATTTGGTGTTATATCTGTTTTTTCAGTATAACATTCTGTTTGATTAGGGTTAGAATAACCTACATCATACCCCTTTGGATATTCAATTCTAAACTTAAAATATACCTTTTTTATATGTCCTGGAACAAAAATATCTTTCTCTTTATTAGGAACTAACCCTCCTGTAGTGTGTGTATACACAAGTTCTTCAGGTTGTTCTACATCATCTATAGAGTACTTAATATAATACTTTACATTTTCTCCAACTTTAAAATTTGTATATGTGTCATTAATACTAAGTACTAAATGATAATTGAATCCAGCTGCAAGGTCTTGTCTTGTAACTGTTAAACCAGGACTACACTTAACAGGTTTATTTTCAGGAACAAATTCTGAAGGTTTCTTTTGCTCAGAATAACAGTCTAATATTTCCTCCTCGTGGTTATCTAAATCAACATAGTTATAATGAATTGCTATTGGCTCATATTGAAAACCATTTTGTTTCCTAAACCATTCCATGTTTACTTTACCAATAAAGTACTCACCTTCTTGTTTAAAAAAATTAGGCTTATTAAACTCTCCCCCATTACCATCTCCTTGTGAATGTACATAAGCATTTATTCTTGTATCCCAATAAACAACAGTTATAGATACATCTGTTCTGTAACCTACAATATTTGGATTGTGTTTTGTTTTGAATACAAGATTATCTCCTTCTTGATAATAATCAAAGGTTACTGTCCCACATTGAGCTTCTTTCCTATTTACATCACTGCAAGGATTTAATAAGTGTACTAAGCTCCTTTCATGAGAATGACCCATATAAGGTATTGGAGAACATACATCTTTTAATATCTTTACTATTACTTTACCTTCTCTTGCCATAATTACCCTCTTAAACTCATACCATTAAACCTATCTCTACAACCCTCTGATACTTTCCATTTGAAATTAGCTTCTGTATTACCATTACCATTAGCTTGATAAGTTAATTTACCTGCTATAATTTCACTGAAATCTATGATTGCATAATTATTTATTCTTGTACCATTATATCTTAATTCTCCGTCCCCATGATTAACATCATAAATCATTATCTGATTTATTTCTTCATCTTCAAAATCTGAATAATGGTCATTAAAATATCTGTAATCTATTGTTTGAACATTTCTACCTACATAAAAAGGAAAGTCAGCATATCTTGCTTCTGAGTTATCTGTATGTTTTCTTATACAATCCAAATCAATACCAAGACCTTCTAAACACCTTTTTACCTTATCAAAATGGAAATCAGTAGTCCAATCTTGAACTTTACCATTCTCTTCAACAGTACAGTTTCTTCCAACTTCCATTAGATAAAAACTAATATAGAAGATAGCTAAAATCTTCTTCAAAAATCTTTTGTTAAGCTCACTACCTCCTCTTATCTGTTCATTCAATAAAATACATATAGCTTCCTTAGAAAGGCTACAACTAACACAGTTTAATGCTTGACCAAACTTAGATTGATAATACTCTCCTGATAAGGTATAGTACAAAAGAACCTTTGTAGTTACATTAAGTAGCTTATTATCATCTACACAGCCATCACAATTACTACAAGGACAACCACATAATACACTCTCTAAGTCATCTACTAAGCTCTCTAATATTTGTGGATAATAAGTAAAAGTCTTAGTGGCTTCTCCTCCTAAAACCCTCTCATTCTTTTCTTCTACACCTGTTTTCTTAGACTCAACTAATACAAAATGAAGCTCATAAACACCTTGTCCATAAAGGTCTTTCTCAGCACTTGAATCTTTCTCTTTTGCTATCTGGTCATTAATTAATTTCTGTAAATCAATTTTTACTTCATTTACATTAGTACCTGATAAATAAGTCTTAGCAAAAACCTTTTCTTTGAAAGTATTATCACAACTATCTCTCTTTATAAGCCAATACTTAATTAAACCTGTATTTTTGTACCGTTGTTCTTTCTTTATTGTTATATTCCAATTCTCTCTTTTTACTGAATACCAAAGCATATACTACTTAATTAATAAAGTCCAAGAGGAGAACTCCTCTCCTACTTGGACTTCAAGTTAATAATAAAAACTACAAAAAACTATTACAATGTTCCAACAACAACTTCAGGTTCAAACTTCTTCAATGCAGTTTTCAAAGCTGTTACTGTACCAGCAGTTGTATTGCTTGGAATAGCAAGAATAAGTTCTTGTGTGTGGTCATACAAGAAGTGAGTTACTTGTGTAGCTCTTCCATAACGGATAGAGATTTGAATATATTTCTCATCTACCTTAGCATAAGCAGGAGTATGATATACTTGCTGTCCATAGTTAGACCAACGAGAGTATACTTCAGGATTGATAGAACGATATTCTAAATGACGAATATCAAATCCACTACCTTGTTCTACTACAGTTTGCTGAGTTACAGCATAAACTCCATTGCCCAAGAAATTGTCTCCTAAACCTACTTCAAACTCAGTATTGCGTGGAGTTAGATAACCTTCTTGATAGTTATCCTTTTCCAAAGGTACTGCTTCAAACTTAAAGTCAAGTTTTACATAAGCTGGAGTAGCTCCTGTAAGACCATCGTTATGTGTGTTGATAAGTTTCAACTCACTTTCAAACACTTCATCACCAGCAGCAATAGTACGTGTGATACCTGTTACACCAGTGATAGCAGCACGAGCAGTAAGAGTTACTTTCACATACTTGTTGTTCTTTAGATTCTTGTAAATCTCTGCTACAACAGGAATTGGGTTAATTTCTTTACATGGGTCAGTATTACATACTTGGCAGTTCTTAGATGTTGCTGTTCCAAAAGCTGTACTTGCATTCACACCTTCTTGAAACTTAGTAAGCTCATTATAAGCCTGTGTGCGAATAGTGTAATCTTTACCACAGAAGATACTAAAGTTCTTGAAAGTAGCAATCTTGTTCTTTGGATCTACAGGGTCAATAACAGAAATTGATTTTACATTATCTTTTTCAATCCATTGATTAGGAGATTTTACAATCTTACCTCCTTGTAGAATAGCAAAATAAACACGATTAGAGTTATTTAAGTTAGCTACTGACAGATTAGTTTCAGTATCAAAGATAGCAAATTCTCCCTCTGCAAGGTCAGCTAATTTCTTACCAGCGGTTAGAACGATACCATCTTTCTTAGCAACAAATACTTTTTGAATGTCTTGTCCTTGTGCCATAAAATCTTGTTTTTAATTATACAAATTGATTCATATTAAGTTTAGCTTGCTTGTATTGGAAATTTGGCATATCCAAGTTGTTAGAAGCTATTAGAACAGCTATATCCACTATCTCCCGATGCGTGTGTTGTGGAAGTTCAGAGTTTTGTCTGCCAGTAAGCTCTACTTCATTTGGAAGTTTATACTTGTGGTCAGGCTCTACATCTTGAGCATTATGTATAAGAGCTGGTTTCTTTATATAGGATATATAGGCTTTACTTAATGTAGTTACCTTAGGCGGTGTATCATTTGTTGGTTTAGGGGGATATACTCTGATACCATTCATATCAAAAGTACCATTTATCTCTCCCCACTCATAAGAGCTTTCATCATAAGGACTCTCTTGAAACATGTCATCATGCTGTCTTATGATTAACCTACATTTTCTTACTTTACAAATACCTTTCTTAGCATTCACATATCCTCTCACAAAGAACATGTATTCATCAGGTAGTGCTATATAATCATTAACTACATCTATTTCTTTATCTTCAACTACAAGAGTTCTTATATCATCTATATTTCTTTGAGATGTCTCAAAGCCTGTTATCTGATATAATCTTGGAAATGCAACTTTCTTTACAAAGAGTTCTTGAGCTTCATTTAAAAGCCAATCAATCTCTTGTATTCTTAGATTCCTATATTGCTGTGAATCTATCTTATTCAACTTCATTTTGAAGTCATAGTGCATCTCTTGTACTGTCATTATTCAGCAAGTTTTTCTTGTAATTGTAATCTCAATACTTGATTCTTAGGTGATTGTAGGAACTTAATAGCAGAAGACATATCTGCGCCTATAATCAAATCACCATACTTTATAATAGTACCCTCTTTCATTAAAATTCTTGATTGTATAAGTTTTAGAACCAATGTTTCTACAACTATATCTTCATTTTTCCTATCAAGAAGTTTCAAGAAGGCTTCAGGCTTGTCTTGAATTATCTCTTCTAATTTCAAGTCTATAACATCAACAGATTGTTTTGAAAAATCTTTTCCTGATAGAATCAAAGCATAGTTCAATTTCTTATCAGTAGGTAATTTAGACATTTCAATAATTGCTTTTCTTCGTATAGACTGTTTAGAAGCTTTTAGTTCTTCCTCTTCTAAAGGAGAATAAATAACGAATTTAGCATTAGGATATTTATTCTTTCTATACTCATCAAGTGAATTAGCTACTAAATCATTTCCTTTCAAAATATATAATTTTATAACGTCTAATGGGTTATCTGTATCAAAGAAATTAGAGCCATACTGTAACTGTATATGAGATATTTCTGAATCAAAGAATGAGTGTACTTCTCCAACTTTAAAATTCAAATCAAGATTAAATCCTGTTCTTTCCTGCAAATCTTTAATTTCATCTTCACTTGCTGGAAAGGAATATTTCCTCGTTTTAGGATCTATTGCACATTGCAATTTAATAGGGCGAATAATAAAATTCGCGTTTTCATTCTTATACCATTTTTCTTTTTCAATTGGTTTTACTTCTATAACTGCCATAATTCTCGTGTTATTAATTATTATTTTATCTGCTATATTCGTTTTAACAATGTCAGGGGTATATCTAATACCCCCAACACCATGTTAAAACACTCAAATTATTATAGCAAACCATTTGGTTGATATACTAACATACCACAGTTGGAGATGTCATCAATTTGAAGACCTAATTGGTCTGACAAGTGAATTGAGTAACTTTCCTTACTGTTAGCTGGATTGTATTGGTGACTACGTCCTTCAGGGCCGATTATACCACGTATATACTTATAAGTATAAGCATCTTCTACTTCTACACGTTTGATGTTTTCTCCTGATTCACCCTTGAAGTCAAGAAACATATAACGTAGAGATTCAACAAGTTTTCCAGTGATTGGGTCTACTTGACGGTTGTAACGACGGTCATCAAGAAGTGGCATGTGTACAAACTTCACACGAATACCCATATCTGAAACATATTCAGAGAAGCTAAATCCATAAGCATAAGAGTTAGGGTGATAGCTTACAGTTTGCTTAGCTGGATTAAAGTTAGTACCTACAAAACGCCAAGAACCATCTTGTTGAACTAACTGCTGCATCGCTTTTGATGCTTGTGTCATACCATGGTAACCTGTTAAAGCCACAATCTCTTTAATCTCACCTGGAGATACACGAGAGAAGTAAATATCAGAAAGATACTCTTCAAGCAAGTTTACACTGAAACGAGAGTAGTAGTGGTTATTACCTGATGTCTCCAACTGCTCAATAAGTCCAGGGAATGTATCCACTTCATATCCTACAGCAGAAGAAACACCTTTGTTTTTCTTACCATATACAAGAGCATTTTCTTTTTCCATCTCAAACTCTTTAATGAGCTTGGCTTCAATAGCAGGAAGCCACATAGAGTAAGTTTTACCATCTTGCATAAAGTCTACTCCTAAAGTCATTTCATGAGCGTAGTCAGTGATTTCATGTTGCTTACGTACTTTACCTGTTTTATTGTAAAGAGTATAGTAACCACTAAATTGAGTAGAACCACCTTGAATATCTGCTTCAGATGCAGTTGAGAACATCTTAGCCCATTCTTGACCTACTTGGAAAAGTTCTTCAGGAATACCAGCACCCTCTGTAGTTACATACTGTACTTCATATACATAGCCTTGACCTTGTGTTGCAATCGGCCCAGCTTGAATACGACACTGATGTTGTTTAGAACCACGTAGTGGAACAATCACGTCAGAAGGTAAGTAGAAGTTATTGTCAGATTTGATTTTGAATATTACACCACCAGCACCAACGAAGCCATCTACACCTTGTACAGATTCAACAATAACAAGAGGTTTAAAGTCATCTGCTTTTACTTTCTGTTCAAAGTCTTTGTCTTTAATAGACATTTTAGCATTACCAATAAGCGAGTTGAAGGCATTACCTGAATAATTATGCTTAGCAGAGAAAAGACCTTCTAACAGGGGTTTAATCTGTAGTGGTTTCTTTGAAGCTAAGAGTCCCAAGTTATTTCTATCTGTATAGTTTGCATGTCTTGGGATTTGTTTAAACCTAATATCTAAACTCATATTACTTAGTTTTGTTTAACAATTAATTAAAAATATCTGATAGATTTAATCTATTAGTTGAACTTCCACTACTACTATTAGATTTTAATCCTGATCTATTTTCTAAATTACTTTTTACTTGTTTAGTTACTTTAGTCTCTACTTGCTTTTCAAAATCCTTGAAGTTAAAATCATTCATCAACATCTTAGCAAGTAGAACTACTTTCCTATTATCCTGCAAGGTCTCAGCAAGTTTTTTCTGAAACCCTGTTACAGCTTGTGTATCACTAACCTTTATATTACGTTTTGTTATAAAGTCATAGATACCTTGTTTTTCTTTATTGGCTATCTTATAACCATTAATGTCTGAGCTTGTTTGAAGAACTTGTGAAACATTATTTTTAAACTCATTCTCCTGTTGAATAGCTTGATATTTTTTTCTTTCTTGTTCTTCCAACAATCTTTCTCTATCAAGCTGTCTTTCTTGCTCAATACGTTGGTAATACTTAGAGGCTGTATAGGCTTTCTTACCATTGTTTGTAAGTTGTTCTAAACGTTCTTCTACTTCTTCATCGTCCCAACCTTCTCTATAAGCTAACTGGAATCTTATAATTTCATCTTGGAATCTTTCATCTTCTATATTACCTTCAGGAAGGTAGTTTTCATCATTTGAAATGTGATTGATGAAATCTCTTGAATTTCCTCCATTTAGTTTGAAATTAATAAAATCTTGGAAGTCTTTATCTTGTGAAGCAGACCATTCTTTTATTCTTTTCTGTACTTCAAGTTCATAATCCTTCTCATAGATTTGTTCCAAATCAGCAGCAGTTAAATTACCTACTTCTTCTAATTCAACATTTCTCAAGATACCATAATCTTTCAAGTCTTTATATACATCAGTATATATTGAACTTTCTTGTTGAACAGGTTCTACCTTCTCATCTTTCTCAACAGATAGAGGTTCCTCTTGTTGATTAGGTTCAACACCTTCAAAAGAATTTACAGGTTCTTCAACAGATAAAGTAACCTCTTGAGGTTGTACGTTTACCTCGTTTGTTTCTGTAGGAGTTGCTTGTACATCTCCCAAAATGGATTCAATATTGTTATCCCAATCGAATCCTAATAGTCCATTTGTTTGCTCGTCCATAATTTCAATGCAAAATTAAGTTATATAAATCAATTATTAAATATTAAAATTTAGTTTTTTAGATAATTTTGTAAATAGCCTTTTATGCTTTTACCTTGCTTTTCAACACTTTAGTTTGTGCAAGTTTCTTTTCTTCTAACTCTTTTTTATCTTTCATTAAGTCTCTTTCTAAAGACATTTTATCTTCATGCTGCTTCTTATTTTCTTCAAGAGTTTGTTGTTTCAAGTCAAGCTCTTTCATCTTAATATCAGCATTAACACCTGCCTTATATATTTCAAGAACATCAGGTACACCATCATTATCCAAATCTTTATCTTCATTAAATCCAGTAGAAAGTATAGTCTGTTTTTGAAGTTCAATCTGTCCTTTGAGGTCAATTTCTTCCATTCTATTCTTGTGTTCCATCTGAATCTTTTCTTTCTCCCAAGCAATCTGACTATCTTGTAATTGTTTTTGAGATTCTTGTTGCTGTTGTTGCATCTGTTGCTCTTGTTCTCTCCTTTCTTGCTCTGCTGCTTTAAGCATTTCTTCGGCTTCAGTAATAGATTCGCTTCTCATTATCTTTATCACATCAGAAAGCTCTATTGCCTGATTTTGCATAGCTGCATGGGATAATTGTCTTACCATTTGAAGAGCTTCATTACTTCTCATAGAATTAGATATAAATATACCGTATGTACTGTTCTCTAACAAATCGTAATCAATCTTCAACATCTCTTTACCTATATCATCTACAACATAAGACAGACATTCAGGTCTATAAGTCAAATAAGCTACTTTAGCTGTCTCAATTAAAGCTTGTAATACATTTCTCTTAACCATACTGTGAAGTTCAAAATATGGCTCTAATATGTTTGCTGCCTGTACTATTGCTTGCTGCGTATTTCTTACAGCTTCATAATTGCCTATTTGACCTTCTATCTGTTTTGTAACACCAACAGATTCACCACATCTTTTTTCAATATAATCAGCAAGCTGTAGATACTTCTGTATATCTGATACTAATGATAAATCTAACTCTTTTACAGCCTGTGTTACATCTTGTTGCCTTGTACCTTCTTCATTAGGATTCAATAAACCTATCTTATTCAAGAAAGTGTAATTAAACCATTTTTCCAAAGTCATTCCTTTCATAGAACCTAATGGTATCATAGAGCTATTTAAGAACATGATTTTTCCTTTATCAGAAGCCATTAGTACTTCTATTCTATAAAGAATAATATTGTACAAATATTGGTATTGTTTTATTCTATCCATAATAGAAGTAGGCTCACTATTCATAGCATCATACATACAACCCTTATAAGATAGTTTACAATCTCCTGGTGTATTTAAATCAAAGTATTGACCTGGCACTTCTCTCATAGAAAGGTATAAATCATTACCAATTTTATATCCTTCATAACGAGCAGGAACCCATTTTGTAGTTATATTTGTATCACCTGCTTCCTTATTGAACTTATAGTTTTCATCAACTATCATTTCATAAGGTTCTCCTGTTTCTAAGTCAATACCTTCTAAGAACTTAATAGGCTTTAAATCTTTCCATTCACAATGTATTACAGCTATCTTCTTTTCAGGATAAGCTTCTTCAATAAATCCACTAAATTCATTGTATTCAGTAGCTACATCATATAACTTATCAATATCAGAATCCTCTAATTCATCAGAGAACATTCTTACTATCTCAGATACACTCTTATATTCTGTATAAGAAGCCCATTCAGCATCTTCTACAAAAAGCTCTGTAGCTCCGCAATTAAAATTCAACGGATTTACTACCTTTAATATAGGTTCTTTAGCTTCAATACCTGTATAGAATATCTCATAAGAGCTTATCAGACCATGTTTCCAACCTTGATTGAATTTAAAATTGATATTCTCTTTTTCGAACAAATACCTCAATAGTTGATGTGCAAGTATTTCAGCAGGGTCTTGATGCTCCCTTTGCATATACAATTTTACTTCAGCAGGAGTTCTAAGCTTCATCTCTTCCTCTACTTGCTGTTGCATTTGAGCTTGCTGTTCAGGAGAAGCACCCTCTTGTAAAGCTTGTTGTTGCTGTGCTTCCAACTGTTTCCTTATAGGCTCTGTAATGAATTGAATTACATAATCTCTTATCTGTCCAAATTCCTCTTGCTCTTTTCTTGTTGTAGCTTCTTTATTTACAGCATTTACAGTAAAAGAGAAAGGTCTCCCCATCTCCATACCCATAAGAGATTTAATCTTACCTGATACTATATCTTTATTAGTAAAATCTACAGGATATGTACCAGCCTCCTTGCCCAAAGGATAACATACTTTCTCAAATTCTCTTGGATTAATCTTGTTATTGAACAGGTCATAGTTTACTTTCATCTTAAATGCCTTAGAATCTAAGGCGTCATCGTCCAAAAAATCAAGTATATAATTTTTTGGATTAGCAGCATACTTATCAATCTTTTCTTTATACCATTGAAAGTCATTACTGTTTTTTTCTTTGTTGGTTAATCTACTATTTTTCATTTATCTTATCTAAAAAATTAATTACTTGACTTAATCTATCTACTTGTAATGAAGTCTCTTTTTCAAGTTCTTGCTCTTGTAATTGCATCATGCACATAAAGAAAGAAGATAACCTATCACAGTTAGTCTTTCTATTATATATCAACAATTCTTCTATAAATCCAGGACAATCTATCTCATCTATAGTTGATAATATATTACCAAAATCATCTTCATATCCATCAATAAGCCAGTTATTAGTATATTTCTCACAATCCTCTTTTATTTTATCTGTCATGTGACAACCAAACTTTCTATTAACCTTAGAGAACTTTACTGAATTAGAAATTGCCCTATCAGGCTGTACAGCTAAATATTGCAATGCTCTTTTCCTTTCAAAGTATGTAATAGGGTGAGTAACTTCATTCTCTACCATAATTTGAGTGTTATATAATATAGCAAGTTTTAGTGCTATCTCATTAACCATATCTGCATTTTGCGGTCTTCCATAGTATTCAGCTACTATCTTATATTTAGTCTTCTCACCTCTTAGCCAACCTTTAAACACTGTAATTGCACTTAAAGATGTACCTTCATTTTGTCTATAAGGGTCATATCCTATCTTATAAAAGTTCTTAGGTGCTTTATCACTTGGAAACTCATAAATAACTACAGCCCCTGTTAAATCAGTGTTTTTAGGTTTATAACTCCATATAGGCTCTAATTTTCCACTCAAATCTGGCTTAGCTACTACTTTAGTTTTATCTTCATTGTATTCTAAAGTAACAGGCATTCCTCGCTTTATATGCAAAGATTGTGCTTGTATCCTATTCAATCTATTTCTTAGCTCGTTTACAGGAAATATACTGAAAGAAGACATACTAAAAGCATCAGCAGGACATAAAGGAAACTCTTGCATGTGTTTATGTAACACACTTGAATTTGATGAGTTTGAAAGTATCTTTTTCCTTCTTTTATTCTCCCATTCAGTAGCTCCTTCTACATCAGAATTACCTTGCTTATCATAAAAACCTTCCATGTTCCATGTAACAGGGTGAAAGAAACCACAAACAGTGTTCTCAGCACCTTCATCCCATACATTAATAAAAGGCATAATATTATAAGCTAATGGATTATAGAACATTTCTGCATAATCCCTTGTACCCCCTTGTAAGTCTCCAGAAGTACCAATTATACATATCAATCCCGTTACTTTACTACCAGCTGTAAGAGATGGTACTGTAGCATTAAAAGAATCCGCTAAGTTGTCAAAAGAACCCGCTTCTTCTAATAGAATAAAAAGAGCATCAACCCCACGCATGGCATCAGGATTATCCTTAAAAGTTCTTGAAGCATCAATCCTCGATTTATAACCCTTTTCTACATTAACACCATTAACCTCTTCTATATACCCTGATTTGATGAAATCTTTCTTCTCAACTAATCTATTCTTACTAAAACCAGTATGCTCATTAAAAAAGTTCAAAAACTCCCAAACTTTCTCCATCGTCTCAGCCATGAACTTCTTATCATAAGCACCAATTAAAGAAAGTTTATCCCTTACAGTGTTATATATATTAGCTACAACAAGACCATTCTTAAATGAATATCCTTTACGCCTTGATTTACCTACTATGAAGTGATGACCTCCATCTAAATAATCCAAATGTGGCTTTACAAACAATCCTAATCTATCTAATATAGTATTAGATATTTTATCCCTTTTCTCTTTTAAAGAAAAATACTCTTCACTGTCTTCATCCATCTTTTTCATTCTCCTATTTAGCTCATTCCACTCTTTTCTCTCTTTCTCAGTGCTATTAACCAAAGAATGTTTGCTGCATATACCATTCCTTGCTATTTCTAAAGACCAAAAGAAGTTATAGTCCCCATCCCAAAAATCAGGGAAAGAGACTATCTTATTTGCTAAGGTATCTTCATCATCTTCATCTTCTGAATACTCTACACGCTGTATTTGAGCAAAATTCAAATAACAATAATGATGTCCTGTTATCTTCTGACCATCTACTTCATAACCCTCCATACACCTCTTTAACTGCTCTCTCCAATATTCAAGCCATTCAGGAGTGCCATAAGGTGCATCTGTATAATACCCTTTCTCAAGAAACCTTATAGCTTCTTGTCTAAATACAGAAGTATCCTTCCACTTACCATTATTGTATCTAATCTTACTCACTTAACTCAAAATGTATTGTCCTATTACCAACAATAGTAATAGGAAACTTTAAATCCTTAACTTCTCTGATGAAATGTAACTTTACACCTTCATCATAAAAACTCTGTAACTTATCTTTATTTCCTTTAACTAAGAACTCCTTGTAGTCAAAGTACTCTTGCTTAAACTCTTTGAAATTATCTATTTCTCTTGCAGTATTTTTCATTATTAATTCTCTAATGGATTAATAGTTTTGTTACCTCTTGTCCTTGTTTGGTCAAACAACTCTTGCTCAACCTTTTCCTTCAGTGTATTTAGAGATGTCATTATCTTTTCCACTTTTTCAACAGCTGAATATACATCTGCTGGCTTATATACAGGAACACCTGACTTAGTCCTTTCATTTAAATCTATGTTGTTCAAGAAATCTCTTGTCTTCATTACAGTCTCTAATGACTGCTTATACATCGTATAGTTGAAACTACCCTCAGTCTGAAACTCCTCTATCTTATACAAAGCAAACTTAACTTCATTGTCAGGCTCCCAATCATTTGGAAACTTCAACATCTCTTTTAACTTCTCATAACGCTGCCTATCACCATAACCAGCATAAGGGTTTGTTTTCCTTTTACTACTCATAAGCTCAATAAAAGTAAACTCCTTTATAGCTTGCTCCTTACCATTACTCTTATCTCTATCCCATATAGTCTTGAAAGGCTCTATCAACAAAGTCTCAGGATTAGGCTTAGCAACATTATTCTCTAATACAAATAAATATGCCATTATTCCTCTAAATAAATATTATAGTGGTCTATTGTTTTATTATTAGTGTTTAAGAATTTGTTTATTGCTACTATAAAAGAAGGTGTACTCGCATTCATAGTAGCTATCACATGACCATCTTCACTAAATACAATGAAATCATAAAGCTCCCCCTTTATAATCTCATATCTTTTTATTGTTACTTTTTCTCTAAATATAACCATCACTCTTCTAAATAATATTTTACATTCTTAAACTGTAGCACTCTATCAAAAGCAGTCTTAGCTAAATTGTAATTCAAATTGTCAGTGTAATAACTCCAATAGAACTCCTTAGTCTCTAAATCAATGAAATTAAACTCATACCCTTCTTTTAAAACACTTCTTTCAATCAAGATATGCTTTGTATATTCTTTTTTATTATTATCTACAGCAGAGTTAGAATATTCTAATACTTTACTCATCTGACTACCTATTTTTACTTCTTTTTCTTCTAATTTCTTAATGACACCATTAATATCATATTTAAGATAAGGAACCTTTTTCCCATTAATTACATAATATGCCATACTAAAACTCTTTAATTAAACAATAACTTACTACATCTTGATTGCCTATATAATCCAATATTTTGTAATAATCAGCAGTATTATTGGCTACCTGACAACCAGTACTCCAACCTCCAATCAACCTTGTAATCACATTATATGGCTGGTAACTCGCTGTATGAAAGTTAATACCTATAATACCCTCTCTCATCTTGCCAATCTCTTCTGCTTTATCATTCTTATTCCAATCCCTGTAGTACTTAATAGCACTATATTGCTTTAAAGCCCTCATTTTACCCTTATGCAATCCAGGTCTCCAAAGCGTATAATACCACTCATCTGTCTTAATTACAGCACAACCTTCTGAATTATAAGTTTCATAATTCTTTAATCCTGTAAGTCCAGCATTGGTAGTTCCTGTAGTTACCATGATAAATTTCTCACCTTTAAACAAGTAAAACTTATCATCAAATTCGTTGAACTTATCTTCTTTACTTTGCACTCCTAATATCCAATAATCATTAGGAATACGAATGAAACTCTTCAATCCCTTAACTCTGTTAAGCAATTGCTCATCTGTGTAATTCTTCATATCTTATTTAATTATTTTTGCTCTATACCTTAATACCTCACTACTACCATCTTTGTAATCAATAGTAATATTCTTACTAACAAAATAGTAATCTTCCATTATATGCACAGGAAAACTGCCACTTCTAAACCTTACCTTCATAAATTTTCCATCATAACCCAATATATCAGTGCAACCGCCACAACCTGGAGTTACAGCCACTATGTCATCATTTATATCTCCTAAGGTCTCAAAGTTAAACAACACATTACCTCCACTTCTGATGACACCTAAATCTATTTCTTGTTCTTTAAATCTACTCATTTCTTTTATTTTCTATAGTCTTACCAATCCTCTTAAAAGGAGTGAATTTACCCCCTCTCCTTTGCCAAAACATATCTGTCTCAACATCAAAAACAAGCTCTGTATCACAAAAAATCTCCCATTGCTTCCTACTTAACATACTCGGATAACACGGCTTATCACATGCCTTATTAGCAAACTGTAATGCAGTAGTCTTACATCCACATATCTTACAACTCCCTTCATTATAACACTGCCTATCCATACTATCTATCCTCAGCTCTATCTGCTCCTTAAACCACTTAGGCAATAACCAACTCAAATCAATGCCATACAACACCTTGCTGTAATACAACTTATACCTCAAATTCCCTTGAATATAAGCCAATATATTCCTTAAATTTACTCTTGCTTTCTTCTGCATCTCTTTTTGAATTTAACCACTTTACTCCTTTCTATTATTCCACTGTATAACCCTATTTTATAATCATCACCTTTCTCCTTAGCTTCCTCTAACAACTTTCTACACCTTTCAATATACTTATCAAATCTACCATGAGAAGGTAAAAATACACCAAATAATTCAAACCTAACCTCCTTAAACTCATTAGTGCATTCCCTCAAAAACTTAAAAGGACTACTTACTATATCCTTGAAATCACTGAAAGAATAATCATTAGAATATCCTCCACTCTCATAAAACTCTCTAATACTATCCATTATTTACCAATTTAAATATATACTCTTGACTACTACTATCAGGTACAATCAAACTATTTAACTCATCATTGGCCAAAATAAAACCCTTTTCCTTTAAATGTCTTATATGATTAGTCAAACTACCAAAACTCATACCCAATTTCTCCCTTATCTCCTTCCTACTCTCCTTACTCAAACTACCAAACATCAAAAAATAACTCAAAACATCTAACTCCTTGTCACTTAACTTAACAGGCAATATAGGATTTATTAACTGCAAATGAACCCTGTAATAAGCATTACCACTCAAGTTCACTACCTTACTAACCTTTCTCATAATATAAGTATTTTAACCGCACAAAAGTACAAATAACTATCCTAATAACCAAATAATCAGTACAGCTATAAAATTTTTTGTTATAAAATTTAACAACTGAACCTGTTTTAACAAGATTTTTATCCATAAATAAACACCCAATATACCAAAAAAATTTTTTGGTAATTTTTTTGAGAGGCCAGATTTTGTAGAAAAGCAGTGAATACGTGGGCTACCCCATATGGAACTCCCTACTAATCTTTGGTGTTGTGAGAGCCCCGCTCTCTCTAAAAAAAACACCTTTTCTTTCACAACGAATGTTTAATATTTAAATTTTTATAAAATGACAAATCAAAACAACTTAGAAAACTTAGCTAATGTTTTAGCTAATCTTGGGGTACAGACTTTCAATCCTGAAAGCGGTACGGGTGTCAAAGTTAACATGAAAAGCGGTAACACTTTTCAACCTACTGACCAGCAAGCACAAAACTCCGAACAATATGAGACGGAGTACAGAGACGGGACTGTTAAGTCTGTAGGTGACACCTTGCAGTATAACGATGCAACGGGTACAGTTAAACAACGTGTAGTTGTTACCTTGACAAACTCACAAGGACAGACAAAAGACTTTGAGGGTATTCGTACTCTTAAAAACAGCGTGGGCAGCACTAAAACGCCCGTTGTTGTAGGTCAAAAAGTTACGCTCGCTGTAAGCAAGCATAAGACGGATAAAACTAAAGCCGTTTATTGCGAGGTTATAGATTTGCGTAATATTGTGCAAGTCTCTGACTTTGACGAATTTTTCGCCGAGCCAAAGAAAAAGAACAACTAAAAGATTAGGGGACTTTGTCCCCTTTTCTTTTTAACACTTAAATTAACGTTTATACCTATTATATATATATATAACACTAAAAACAAACAAAATGAAATTAAGTAGCAAACACGCAAGTACACAAATACTTTGCAACGAGGATAAATTTTTAATATCTATAATGTTAGATAACGAGGACACGCACGACTTTTATTTCGTGGATAATCAAAATAAAATAAACAAAATAGAATTATTATTACCTTTTGGTTGCTTTGAGATAAACAATAACAAAAAAGTACCTTTTACTTTCTTATTTAGTGAGTACCTACTTTTTGGTAATGAAATTTCATGCAAAAGGGACAAAGAAAATGATTTGTATTTCTTTTTGGCTGTGAAAAAACCCCCTTATAATACTATGTCCGTACAAGAATTTAACAATTCTTTCAACTTTTAATATAATAGCTACTTGTATAAGTAGCTTTTTTTTTCGTGGCTTGTTTGTGTTTATTTTTCTTTGATTTTGTTTTTCATTTAGTGTTATATACTTATTTTAAGTGTGTTTTTTTATAGCTTTTTCCTTTTTAGGTATAATTATACTTAGATAGAAAAGCGTTTAAATTTTGGGCTTTATTTTAATCATTATAAGGCTTATTTTTTTAGTTGCTTTTTTGTTTATGTATAATTATACTTTGTTTTTTTTTCGTGGCAAATTTTGGGGCTTTCTGAGAGTTGTAAGGCTTGTTATTATTAACAAAGTCTTTAATTTTCTCAGTACCTACAAAAACCAATGAAAGCATAATATTTTCATTAACATTTTATTAAGAAATATAATATGTTAAGAATATGTTAAAATATATCATAAAAACGCCATACACCAATTAAGGCGGAGCGAAAAGTAGTTGTTATTTAAAATATTAGAATTATGCGTAACATTTTGATTTCTGTGATACTATTTAGCATGGTAGTATTACTTGTGATAAATATCTTTCATATAGATATACAGATTTTCATGCTTAGTGTATTATCTTTTAGCACTGCGTTATTTCTATTAATAGTTATAGCGAAGGTTTTAAACCATAAAAGAAAAGATCCAAGGGTAATTGAGTATTAAATACCTTTTGGAAATACCGCTTCAAATACGGCATGTAATTACGCTTTTGTAATTAGTGGTTCGATTCCACAAGCGGTATCTAACAAACATATAAATACATAAATACAATGAAATCAGTAAAATTTGACATTTTAAATGAAGAAAAAGAAGATTTGCTTAAATACATTTTCTTTGTTGAACAAGAATTAAAATCTTTTCATTATGCGGAAGATTTAATACATCTATTTAATATTCGTGATTACTTAGATATGATTAAGTCTTTGCATCATGACAATCACATGTCAGTTAGCATCTTTCATTTTTTGTACAATTATCTCGGTAGTGTGATAATGTTTACAATACAAAAAGAGAATAATGATGATTACAATTACAACATCAAGAATGATTTAATTAAACTTCAAGAAGTTTTGAAGAATAATTATCATGAGTACATGTAACAGTTTTGGCAGTTCTGATAAAAAACTGCCTTATTAATTTTAAAACATAAATACAATGAATAGATTTAAAGAACTTTACGATAAGGTAAATAAATTAATTTCATCTAATCAATATGAATTATTTGATTATGAAGATGAAAAATATGAGTTATTAGAATATTTAGAATTTTTAGATTTTGAAGGTTTCAATGAATATTTTAATGAACTCATAAATAAATCTTCTATTAAACCTGAGCAAAAAGAGTCAATACTTTCTTGTGTTAAGGAATTAGAGGATTACTGTAATTCTGCAAAGAACGGCAATGGTTCTAATATGTCTGATAGGAAATCTAAATTACTTTATTATTTCAGAACCTACAAGAACATTAGGGTTGAGATGAGAGATTTTGAGATTGATTTGTTTAATCATGTTGAACATCATCCTATTAATTCCTATGATTATGAGGAAGCTGGTGTACCAATTACAGGTGAAGCATGGTATGAATTTGCTAAAAAGAAGAAAGAAATAACTGACAAAATTGAATTAATGGAAGAGGGATTAGAAATTGTCAGAAATAAAATAGCTTTTTTATTAGAAGGTCAGACATGTAGTGTTATTGAAAGTACACCAACATATTTGAAACCTGAAAGAGTTGTTGATATATTCTACTTTTACTTGAGATTAGCTACACAGAAATAAGGTTTTGGGAGTTCCTACAAAAACTCCTTTCAACATTAAATACAAACGAAAATGAAAACAATAATATTAACTTTAGCGAGCTTTTTTAGCTTATTACCTCCAAAGACTGAGAAGTTTTGGATAGGAGGTTATGTATATGAATTACCTTATGAAGATGGTATATTGACCATAAATGGTGATTTTGATATACGTTGTCAATTAGTTGAAGATGATTCTTTAACTGATGATGGCAGTGACATATTTATAGACAGGTATGACAACCTATTTCAGTTAGCCTGGACAGATTATGGAATTGCAATAGTTCCATTAAATAGAAATTACGTAAATCATCAAGAATATTAAACATGAATACAATAAAAGTATTAGGCTTAACCGTAAGAAATAGAGTGGTAGGTTTAGCCATAAGAAAGATTGATACCACTAAATACGAGCCATTGAAAGAGCTTATTTGGAATTATCTTGTAAAAGATGAATCAGATAAGTTGTGCGCTCAAGATAATGAAGATTTCTACCATAAATTAGCTTTTTGGCGTAATGAGGTAGTAGATGACAAGATTAATCTTTTGATTGATAGAAATACTTATGATGCTTTCACAAGATTAGAGAGAAGTATTGAGGATTTGATGGAGCAAATACCATGTAATGCCAATTATGTGATTAAAGAAAATTTCACTTGTTAAAATCAAAACCATCAAATATTAATTTTAAGATAATTTAAATATTGTTCAATATTGGTGAAAGCATGCGGTTGAAACTATATATAAAACAAAAAAAGCTACTACCGAAGGTAGTAGGGGTTTTATATATAGTTTCACAAATGCGCGCGAAAAAACTTGATGGTATATATACACGCGTAGGCGTAAGAAGCAATCTGATTTTGGATATTTTGCCTAATAACCTCGTACAAGAATTTTAAAGTACCAAATTTTAATCAAAATACATTTTTGGTATAAGAATTAGTCTTTAAGGTAGAAAATTAAAATTTAAGCCTTAAAATGCCTTATTTTTGATTGTGTAAATTTTTGTTTGTTGAACAATTTCAAAAGTATAATCTGTTAAATTTATAATTTCATTAAATATGAGAACACCTATTCTATTTTTGGGTTTGTGTATGACTTGGTGTAGTTATTCACAAAAGGTTTATGACTTAGATAAGAAAGAGCCAAAAACCATAGAACAAGTCATTGGTAAAAGTGTAAAGACCAATGACAAAGCAACATTTAAAGGTAAAACCTATGAAGTCTATAAGACTGATAAATCAGGTAAGCTCTTTATTGTTGCTGAGAGCAAGAAAGGTAATCTTTACCGTAAATACATTAATGACACAACACTGTAATTACTACAATTACTGTACAAAGTGTTTGAGCCATTTTGTATAAATTTAATTAGTTAGTAAGGGCAGAAATGCCCTTAATTTCTATTATTTTTGTTTGACTATGTAAATACCTTAGGAATGGACGATAATTACAAAAACATATTCCATACAGTTTCTGTAGCTGCTGTAGAACTTTATACAAGAGTTCCTATAAATACACCGAGTGTAAAAGGTCTTGTAAGAAAATTCATCAAAAGCCTTTATAAGGCGGAAATAGAAGCCTATAATACTTCTACTGAAGAAACTCCTTTTGAGAATAGTTATGTGTATTACTACTTTGTAAATCCACAAGAGAATAACTCTTCCTTTGAATATTTTTTAGCTTATACTCAATTAGCTCTGTTGAGTTATGATGGTGATGATTACAGATACAGTTTAGAGCTGTTGGCTCAAATACTTTACACAAAGCTGTTGCAAAACTGTAAAGACATTAACTTAGACGATATATTAACTGAAATACAAACATCATGAAAGAATTATTAGAAACCAAAGACAGAGTAGTCTATAAAGGACTGCCAACTAAAGAAGGTATATTGGAATACCTAAAGAACAGAAGTATTAGTAATAGCCTTGACTATTATCAATTAGTTACTCTCTATACAATAGATGGAGATAGTATCATTGATGAAACTCATGTAATTACTAAGACAAAGAACAAGAATTTTAAGGCAATCACCATCATTGAGAAAGCTGGTGAAATTGACAAAAACTTACCTTATTAGTAACATTCTTGTAACAGAATAAGGATTACCTTTGCAACTGAAAAACTAATGTTAGTGGTGACATTGTAATTGAAGTTTTTCGTTTGTATTTGTGTTATGAAATAAAAAACAGTAACGTTCTTTTTTTGCATTTTTCGTTAATGCAACCCAGCCTTATCATTTTTACAACAAGCAAGTAGTTTTGACTGTTTCTACTTGCTTTTTTATTTAAGAAAATACAATAACCTATGAAATATACAATATTTGACTTAGAATGTGATGGCTTGTTAGATGTAGTAACAAAATTACATTGTTTTTGTTATCAGATTTATGAGAAAGGTGTTCTATTAGAAAAAGGAGCTTTAGTTAATCCTAATGATATTATTACCTTTTTGGATAAACAAGAAACTATAATAGGTCATAACATTATAAGGTTTGACATACCTGTTTTAAAAAAGATATTAGGTTGGAAAAAGCCAAAGGAGCTTAAAATCATAGATACTATGGGATTATCATGGTATTTATATATAGGAAGAAAATCTCATGGATTAGAATCCTTTGGAGAAGAATTTGGAGTACCTAAACCTAAAATATCTGATTGGAGTAATCTTACTGTTGAAGAATATATTCACAGGTGTAGTGAAGATGTTGAGATTAATCAAATACTCTTTCACAATCAAATGAATTTACTAAGTAAACTCTATAGAAAATATGATGATAAAATAAGAATTATAAATTACTTAAACTTCAAAATGGATTGTTTAAGAGAACAAGAGGAAGTAAAGATAAAAATAGATACAAATTTACTATACAAATCACTTAATGAACTTAAATCTATTTACACAGAAAAGTCTGAAATTTTAAAGAAAGTAATGCCTGAAGTATATAAGTATAAAGAGGTAAAAAAACCTGAAAAAATGACACTGAAAAATGGTTCTTTAAGTGAAGCAGGTAAAAAATGGGAACAACTATTAAATGAAAAAAATCTACCAATTGATTATGAAGGAAATATAACAGTACTACATAAAAAAGAAGAACCTAATCCAGGAAGTGTAGACCAAATAAAAAAATGGCTTTATTCTTTAGGTTGGAAACCAAATATATTTGACAAAAAAACAAAAGTAGCTCAAATATATGATGAGAATAAAAAAGTAAGTCTTTCTGTAAAAGAATTATATCCATTATGTCCTGAGTTAGAAAACTTAGATATGATGAGTATGATTAAAAATAGAATTAATACTTTGAAAGGTTTTGAAGAAAACTTAGATAGCAATAATTTTTCTATAGCTTCAGCTCAAGGATTTACTAACACTCTAAGATTTACTCATGTAAAACCTGTTGCAAATCTCGTAAAAGTAGGTAAATTTTATGGAGAACAGATTAGAGGTTTAATTACAGTACCTAATGATGATTACCTTTTTTGTGGAAGTGATTGTTCAGCTTTAGAGGATACAACAAAGCAGAATTATATGATGAAATATGATGCAGAGTATGTAAAAGAAATGAGAACTCCTGGATTTGACCCACATATAGATATTGCTTTATTATCAGGTTTATTATCTAAAGAAGAGGTATTAAGATATAAAGAATTAGATAAAAAGAAGGAACAAACGCCAGAAGAACACAAGGAATTTGTTGTTTTAAAGAATAAAAGGGGTATTGCTAAAGTGGGTAATTTTAGTATGACTTATGGTGCTCAACCTAAAACAGTATCTGAGTCTATAAATAAGCCTATAGAAGATGCCCAAAAACTCTTTGATATTTATTGGGAAAGAAATTGGTCAGTAAAGAAAATAGCTGAAGATTTTAGAGTTAGAATAATCTTTAAAGATGGTTCAGTAAAGAACTATATAAATAAATCTCTAATAGATTTTAGTACTGATAAAAATAAAAAAAGTCAATGGTATAGTTTTATGGAATCAATAGATTCTATGTGGCTTTTAAATCCTTATAGTAATTTTTATTACTCACTAAGAAAACCAAAAGATGCTTTTTCCACAGGTAATCAAGGGTTAGGAGTCTGGTGTTTTGACAATTTTGTAAGGGAAGTTAGAAAAAAAGGAATTAAAATAAGTCTTCAATATCATGATGAAATAGGCTTTGTATTCTTAAGAAATAAATATACAAAAGAGGAAATATTAAAAAAATTAAAAGAGTGTATTTCCAAAGTAAATGAAAGGTTGCAGTTACCTATTCCAATAGATATAAGTGCAGACTTTGGGGTTAATTACGCAGAATGTCATTAATTATGAATAAGAATTTTAGATTAAAAGAGTTTTCTTTAAAATTTGAAAGAGGTTACGCTTTTGAAAAAGAAGAAGAAAAACAAAAAGATAGATATGAAGGTAAAGTCTCTTTCTTTAATGAAATAGGGGAGTCTTTTACCTTATGTGTAGATGAAAATTTATCATTAGATATACTAAAGATAATATCCAAGAAACTTTCAGAGAACACAGATAAATTAGTAAAAAATATAATTGATAGTATATGAAAGAAATAATACAAGAAATTAGCTATTTTAGTCTTCCAAATTTATATTATTACAACAATTATGAAGATTGGGATAAAGAAATTAAAGCTGTCTTAGAAGCAGAAAAGCTACCTATTACTTTAAAACATAGTAAATATGAAGGTTATAAGATAATTACTAATAAACAAAACATTCATATCCTTATTCAAGGAGGACAACAATGTTGTGAAGAATGGGGTTATGAATCTTGTTCAAGTGAAGGTATTATAGAGACTAAAGATGATTTCAAAGATTTTATAGGTGCTGAAATTATTAGTATAGAATCTGTAGAGCCTAAAAATCATATTGGAATACCTATATATAATGCTTTATTAGAAGAAATAAATTATGATAGAAATGGAATAGCAGCTGAATTTGTAAACATAAAAACAAGTAATGGATTGTTACAATTTGCTGTTTATAACTGCCATAATGGTTATTATGGGCATGATATTTATATTAAGTTCAATAATGAAGTAATAGATAGCCAATTATAAATACCAAAAAATATGTTTGAAGAAAATCAAGAAGTACAAGACCCTAATTTTGGATTAGGGCAAGTAGTCACTGAATTTGTCAGTGATAGCGTATCTGTCTTATTTGACAGTCAATTAGGAAACTACTATCCTGTTGAAGTAATATATGATGAGAAAGGCAAAATAAAGCAAATCACTTCAAATGAAGAAACTATTAATGTAGATAAACTTTATAAAAAACCTTCTTTAACTGCAACAGGAAGAACAAGACATTCACTTGACAGGTTTCGTAAAAGATATTGCGTATTTAAAATAGATTCAGTGGCAGTAACTGATGTACTTGCTAAAATAGAAAATGGCAAATACTATGGTCTATCAGGAGCTGTATATAATGAGTTTCTAAGACCTTTAGAGTATGGTGATTTAAGGTTTTTAATGTAAAATAACATGAAAACAAATTTTAAAATTAACGATAAAGTATTTGATATAAGATTTGGTTGGGGAACTATTTTTTATCTTTATAGTACAGATTGGGAAAAAGAAAAAAACGATGAAAACTTAGTTTGTGCAGCTAAATTTGAAAAAGATGAAGAAGTAAATTACACAAAATCTATGGCTTTGAAACTCTTATCTTTTACAGAGTATACATTGAAAGGTTTTAATCAAATATATAAAAGGGATTACACTAAATACATAGGTAAATGGTGTAGATTTAAACATAAATACGATAAAGATTATTTTTATTTGTGTATACTTAGTAGTATAGATGAAAAAGGAAATTTTTATGATTCTGAAGGTGATGATTGGGATTATTGTGAGCCACTAACAGATGAACAGATTAAAATACTTGGATTAGAATGAAATTAACAAAAGATGATTTAGGCAAATTTTTCTTTATCACAGAAAGTGACAATAAAGGATATAGAGAAATACTAAGATGTAAATTAGTTGAAATAAGTATCACTGAAAAGCACGAGTTAGAAGGAGAAAAGATCATTGTTTCTGATACAAAAACTTACATTGTTCTAAAATTTAGAGATGAATTTTATACACCTAAATTAAAAGATGTATATAGAACATTAGAAGAAGTACTAAAAGTAATAGAAAAAGAAGATTACGCATGATTAATCAAGAAAGTAAAGAAATTTGGGAAACAATACTTTATAAATATATAAGAGGTTATAAAGATTTAAAAAACAAAGACGTGGAAATCACCTCTGTTGTAAACTATAACAATGAATTATATATAGTAGAGATGGAAGATAAAAAAGGTGAAACATACAAAGTAGAATTATATAATAATGTAATACAACACTTTCTATCTACTTTCAAAACTTCTTATAGTGAAATGGTTATAGATATTAATTCAAATTTCAAACAGATTATTACTGATTGTGAACTTTATAAGATGCTTTTAAAACAATTAGAATATGCAAAACAACAATTACCCGAATTGGCTTGTAACCTTAAAGATAGCCCAACAACTCAAAAAAATAGGGTTTAATGAACCTTGTTTAGTAGAAAATGTCGAAACACATTCTGAGGATTATAACCTCGTAGGTTTTGAAGAACAAATAATGTTTGATGAACATGCCATGTTAGAAGAAATAGTATTTGTAAAAAATCAAGACTTAAAAGATGAGTTTGGTATTTATAAGAGTTTCGTTTTAAGAACTGCAATTCCAACATTTGAACAAGTTTTTGAATGGTTCAGAAGTAAAAACATATTAGGTTGGGTAGAGTGCCAATGTAACCCCGAAATAGAGTTTTACACAAGAATATTAGTAAATGGTGAAAATTTCTTTTTCAAAGGAAAAAGAAAACCTTACAAATCTTATGAAGAATGTAGGGAAGCTTTAATAGAGGAATTATTAATTGTATATAATAAATTTTATGGAAACAAATAATTACCCAAGTTGGCTTGTCCCATTGGATATAGCCATAAAATTCAAAGAAATAGGTTTTGATGAACCTACATTATTTCATTATTACGAAAATGACTTTGATGTTACAATAGAAACAAATAGTTACTATGATGAAGGAGAAGCTCAAGGATATTTACATTTTTATATATCTGCATTTAAGGAAGAAAACTTTAATAGAGATAAGAAATGTATTTCTCTCCCCACTTGGGAACAAGCCTTTGAGTGGTTCAGAAAGAAAGACATGTTTCATAGTATTCATATTTCCGAAGATTTACTTCATAGAGTTAAGTTTTTTGAAGCAGAAATACGTGATAAAAACGCAGATATAATTTGCATAATTAGTAAATTGACTTATGAAGAAGCTCGTAAAGCATTAATTAACAAATTAATAGAATTATATGAAACCAACATTAATATATAATGATTATTATAATGAAAATTATATAATCTATGAAATAACAGATTTACTTCAGATTGTAAAAGTAGATATAACAGAAAATAACAATAGCTATTATGTTGATTATCAGTTAAAACATTTTGAAAAGAATACCCTTCATAGTTATTCTGCTTCATTTACAAGGAAAGAAGTTCTTGAGGACGTATTAAAAGGAATACTTAATAAAATAGAAAAAGGACATTTTAAACATTATTCAGTTTGGATTAAAAAAAATTAAAACATGAAAACAATATTTAAAGAAGGAATGGAAGTTTAGGATAAAATAATATCACCAAACAAAGGAAAAGTAATAGAGGTTTTAGAAGATACAAATTTTGACTTTACTATTAAGGTTGAATTTGATGACGGATTAAAAATTCAATACACTGATGAAGGTTGCTTTGTAAAAAGTAAAGGAGCAATCAAGACATTGTCCACTGCGGATTATTCTATAGATTTTGAAGGTTTTGAACAAAAAGCACCCCCAAAAACAACTTACGAGGAAGCTTTAGAATGGTTGGAAAAGAACTCTAAAGATAGTGTAATTTATGCAGATGAAGCATATGTTAGTGAAGAATATGAGTTTGCTTTTGAAGCTCTAAGAAAATTAATTATCCTCAGAGACTATTATAATGAAGGCTGGAAACCTGAGTTTAATAGTAAGTCAGGTGATAAATTTCGTATAGTTAATTATTGTGGGGATACACTTAGCAAAGATAAATCCTTTAGTGTTTGTGGAGTAATGGTTTTCAAAACAGAAGAAATAAGAGATAAGTTCCTTGAAGAACAAAGGGAGTTATTAGAAATTGCGAAGCCTTTATTATAATAAAAACAAATCATGGAAACAGTGTTTAGAATAGGAATGAAGGTCTATGACCAAATGGTTTTTCCTGACCAAGAAGGAGAGGTTACAAATATTCACATGTATAATAATTCTCCAATAGAAGTTACTGTAGAAAGATTAAGAAGAAAATTCTTTTACATGAGAGATGGGAGATTCTTAGAGAATCTTATACCCACACTATCTACTAAACCTTATAAATTAGAAGGCTTTAGTCAAAAGCCAACTTTTACTGAAGCTCTAAAATGGTTAAGAGATAAATCTTTAGGTGAAGCTATTACTTATAAAATAGACGGAGAAAAGTACTTTGTTGATTATTATTACAGTAAAAATGCTCCTTATAAATCTTTTGAAGCTCTTAGAAAACTTACTATTTTAAGAGATTATTACAATGATGGTCTTAAACAAGAGGATTTAGGTAATGTTATTAATGCAATTGTAATAGAAAGAATAGATGATGAATATCAATTCGTTGTCAGGAAAAATTTTAATACAAGACATATGTTATTTTTCAAATCAGAAGAAATTGCAGAAAATTTTCTCAGAGAACAAAAAGAACTGTTAGAAATAGCAAAACCTATATTATGACAAAAGCAGAATTAACAGAATTACTTATAGATGCAAATATAGAAGTAGTTCAAAGTGTATTACATGATTTACCAAGAAAAAGTTCTTTAGAAATTGCACAAGACTGGTATAATAATTTAAATGGGGTAAAATTCTCTGATTGGGGAAAAGATTTATTTTCATATTCTCCTCCAATAAAAGAGATAAAAATACCTACTGAAATGGTTATACTATGTCTTAATAGTGACAAAAAGGCAGAACATATTCTTGTAAATTATCTACAGAGACAACTCAATAAAAAAGAGAATCAATTCTTTTTTGGAGCTAATAGAATAAAAGAACTTTTTGTTAAGTTAGAAAGTAGAAGTCCAAAAGATTATATTCAGAATTGGCCTAAAGAGGACTATAAAGCTCTTCATAATGCTGGAGAAATTGTAGATGCTCTATTAGGCTCAATGAGAACTTTTGAAGATTTAGTGTTTCTAACTAAATTAAAAAATGAGGTTATTCTATATATTAGACCTTTTGCTGATTTAGAAAGGAGATATGAATGGAGAGTGTTTGTAAAGGATAAAAAAGTCATTGGTATAAGCCAACAATTCTATAAGGATACTTTTAGTTATAATGAATCATACTTGAATATTCTTGAGAAAGACATTCTCTATTTCATGAATGAGACTTGTATACCCAATATTCCTGTAGATAATTTTGTAGCTGACTTGTATGTCTATAACTATGTTTATCTTTCAAATCTTGGAGAATTTATATTGTTTCCTTCTATAATAGAAACAAATCCTTATGGTTTATCAGACCCTTGTCTATTTGAAACTTATGATAATTTAGAATCAAGTAAAGAACTATTAAAATACAATAAAAAATGAAAGAATTTTTTAGTATGACTTATGTACCAGCTTTTTGGGTATCTTTAATTTGTGGGCTAATATACTTTATTTTAAGGTTTAGGAAAATAAGAGAGTTAGACCAACCGTGGGTTTTAGGTATTATAGTATTAGCAAGCTTTACACCTATGGTAAATGTATTATCCGCTTTTATCTCTATTTTCTTTGCTATAGAAGCAATAGGTAATGGATTAAATAGGTTAAAAGCTAAAAAGAGATTAAAAAGAATTAAAAAAATCAAATCATGAAAATTATTCCAAGATTACTAATGTATGCAAACTTGTTTTCTTGTTTTGCAGCAGTTTTATTAGTCTTAAAAGATATTATACATAACAAAGATGCATTTATATTGATTAATGCATTCATATTATGTTTAGGCTTTTTTAATTTAGACTTCTTTATAAAATTATATAAAGATATAGAAAATGAATCAGAATAAAATAAAAACTTATAACATCATGACAAAAAAAGAAATAAAAAATGAAATTATAAGACTAATAGAGTTTTATAAAGATGAAGCTGAAGAGTATAAAGACTTCTTAGAGAACTCTATGGAAGATGGTGAAACTAATTCAGCAGCTGAAGCATCTCTTGATAGAATAGAAGAATTTTTAAACAATTTGGAACGGTTAAAATCATATTGTGATGAAGAATAACATCAAAGCAGAAATTATAGCTCATAGTAAAAGAGCTGGAACAGGTGATGAGATAATCACCTATAAATTGACATTTCCTCGTATTATTCTTAGTGAGGTCAATACATACAAGATGTTAGAGAAGAATACCAGCTCGTGCCTGAGTGGTAATTCTCTTATTCTTGTTTATGATGGAAAGTCTTTCAAGGAAGTACAAATAAAAAACTTGTTTGAGAATAACAATCAAAACTTGAAAATAGTCTCTTTTAATGAAGACTACAGCTTCCTATTACAAGATATAAGTAAGGTATTTCATTCAGGAGTAAAACCTGTCTATAGGATTACATTTTACTCAGGTTATTGTCTTGATTGTACAGAAAATCACAGATTATTAAAATCAAATGAATATAATAACGAGTTTGTAACATTAAAAGATTTCAACATAAAACAAGAAAATGGTAATGTATTAATAGATTCAAAAATTATGAATACCTATTTTGTTGGAATTGATTCTGTTCAAAGAAGAGGTTATAGTTATAAAAACTTACAAGTAGATGATTCAGGAAATGTTTATGTATCAGTAAATAGTAGTAGTTCTGGTATAAAATACCATGAGTATGAAATTTACGAACCTATGAGAATTACAAATATTGAATATCTTGGTGAGATGGATACCTATGATATAGAAGTAGATGGAGAATACCATAATTTCATAGCCAATGGTGTTGTAGTTCATAACTCTCGCGCTATACCCTTTGAAAAGATGGTAGAAGTAGTAGAGAAAGAGCCTTTTGTGCCTATTGCATGGTCTAAACCCCATAAAGGAATGCAAGGAACAGAATATTATACAGTACCGAATACAATAGAAAGTAAAATAAAAAAATGGTTGGAAGCACGAGATGCTGCCGTATTGACTGCCAAAAATTTGGATATAGATACTATCGAGGTAAAGGAAAGGGTTTGTTTGGATTATAGGGATATAGTGGAAGATAATTATAAATTGGTCAAACATGAAACCTTTAATCCAGTATCAAAACAGCTTAAAAATCGCATTCTCGAACCCTTTATGTGGGTCACACAACTCTGCACAGGTTCTCGTGAATCTTTTGAACATTTGTTTGAACAGAGATGTCCAATTTATGAGTTAGAAGTATGCCCTGATTCAGTAGTGTATGCCAGAAGTAAAAAAGAGTTTATTGAACATTATGATTGTTTTAAAGATAAAGATGATTTATGGTGGCTTCAACGTAATAAAGGGCAAGCAGAAATCCACTTCATGGACTTAGCGGAGAAAATGTATGATGCACTAAATGAATCTACTCCTGATGAGCTTAAAGAAGGTGATTGGCATATCCCTTTTCAAGAGGAAATATGGAAAGGGAAACAAGCTGAAAAACTTGAGGATTTTATCAAAATGTCTTGTGCTATGACTGCAAGGATTAGTTATACAACTATTAGTGATAATGAAATTCTTACATTGGAAAAAGCTAAAAACATATATGATAAATGTGTTAAATCAGGACATTTTTCAGTTGTTAGTCACTGTGCTAAGTGCATGACTTATGAAGAGTACGAGAATTGGTATAAAGGTTTTATGAAAACTACTTACTATTTTGATGAGAATGGAAGACAACATAGAGTTATGGCTGATAGGGATTTTCATAAAGCTAAAGGTTATAATAAAAACCTTCGTGGTTTTATTAGTCTAAGACAATATGTAGAAGATGGTGTTGGAATAATAAATTAATAATAATTACCTCTTAGATACCAGGTCAAGTGGGAAGTTTAATATAAACTGCATGATTACTTGAGACCTGGCAATCTAAGAGGTTTCATAAATAAAACGAGATGATAATAGAAACAAAATTCAACGTAGGTGATAAAGTATTTATCAGTAAAAATGGTACTTTTGAAGAATCTGAAGTGACTGAAATAAGTATATATATTAAGGATTCAATTAGGATTCATTATAGTATTAAAAATTATTTTCTTAGATTTTTCTTTGAGCATGAACTATTTAAAAGCAAAGAAGAATTATTATAACACTCTAACAATTTAAAAGATGAACAGATTTAATTTAAAAGAATTAGGAAAACTTCTAATGCAAGAAACAGAAAGAGTTTCAGATGGTTATCATACTTTCTCAGAATTGTATGAGTTCCGTAAAATGTATAATGCATTACTATTTAATGAGTGGTATAAACAAGGAAAATACCAAGTTCATAAATCATGGAAACATAATGACGGTGAGAAATGCTTTGGAGGTGATGATTGGTTTATTGTATCAGCCATGCTACCAACAGGACAAATTTCTAATCATTATAAGAAAGAAGATTGGAACTTGTTTCAAGTAAAAGAAACACACAAAGCATTATTTCCATTTGATGGTCATACATCATACGATGTGTTATACAGAATGGCTAAGCTAATAGAGTACGAGAAATAAGTAAGTGATTTTTAAGTTTAAACACCAATAAAGACAAGTGGTAATCTCTAATGAGGCGAACCTTAGAATCTTAATAGTGCTTGAAGTCTTTATTGGTGTATTTTTATTAATTGAATTGTATGAAAACAAAATTTAAAGTAAATCAAAAAGTATTTGATTACTCCTATGGCTGGGGTAAAGTATCAGAAATACATGAAGATACTTCTCTTAGTGTTTATTATAGAAAGTTAGATTTTTATGTTCTTTACTGTGAAGATGGAAGTTACTTCTTTAGGGACAAAATAGCTTCAAAACCTGTGTTAGCTACTGAAGAATATACCTTAAATGGTTTTACTCAAGAATATAAGCCATCTTATGAGGATTATTTTGGTAAATGGGGTAAGTTTTGGGATAGTGATTCTGATACGGATTTTGTAGTATCAATTCTTTATTATTACAATGATGAGAATGACTATAAATTTATTACTAATGATGACCATTGCTACGAGTTCTTTGAACCTCTAACTGAAGAACAAATCAAAGTATTAAACCTAAGTTATGAGAAAAATTAAATTCAGAGCCTTCAAACTCGGTACAAAAGAATTTGTGTATGGACTACTATCAACATACAAATTTGGTTACTTCAATATTGAAGGTTTTAAAGTGGAGGAAGAAACTATAGGCCAATTTACTGGACTTCTCGATATTGAAGGTAATGAGATATATGAAGGAGATATTCTGAAAGATAGTGATGGAAACAAGTTATTTGTAATTTTTGAAGACGGATGCTTTAATATTAAAATAAGAATTAAAGATAAGTACTTCTACACAGATACTTTTCTAAAGAAAGCAGTAATAAATTCTTTTAAACTAAAAATAATAGGAAATATTTATGAAAATGAATGATTATCCAAATTGGTTAGTACCAATTAAAATAGCTAAAAAACTTAAAAAAATAGGTTTTAATACTAATACTTTTTTTCTTTATAATGAGGAAGATGAACCTAAAGTAATGTTTGGTTTAAATACATTTGAGGAAGTAGATGGACAATCTAATCTTGAGATTGAGCAATTATATTTATATCAAGAAGCTGACATGGAATCCTATGAGTGTGTTCTTCCTACATGGGAACAGGCTATTGAGTGGTTTATTGATAAAGACCTTATTGGTACAATAGAATATAGAAAGTTTGATGAAAAAGACCCTTATTATGCCTATTGTATAACAAATAAGATGACTAAGGTATTAGACTATTCATCAAACAATACTCGTTATAAAACTTATAGAGAAGCTCGTGAGGCTTTAGTTAATAAATTAATCAAATTGTATGGAAAGAAATAAATCTTATGATTGGCTAATCTCAGCAGAACAGGCTGAGAAGCTAAGAGAGTTAGGCTTTGATGAAAACAACGAACAGATAGTAAAGTTGTTTGAAAAGTCATCAGGACTGATAATAGAACCATCTTTAGAGACAAATGAAACTACTTATTATAAGGATTATTTAGAAAATCCTGATAAGTACATTCCTCTATATACTTATGAGCAAGTACTCTCATGGTTTAGAGAAAAAGAAATGTATGGTTGGGTAGGACTTGACCCTCATTCTATAGCAGGCATATTTTACACAATAAAATTCAAAAAAGATGATGTGTATTGGGTAGCAGGTAATTTCAATGAGGACTTCTTCTCCTATGAGAAATGTAGAGATAGTATGATTGATAGATTAATTGAAATTTATAAAGGCAATATTCAAGAAAAACCAAAAAGTATAATGATATGGTAACAAATGAATATCCTAATTGGCTTGTACCATTGAACGAAGCTAAGAGGTTGAAAGATTTAGGTTTTGATGAACCTTGTATATTTTCTTATTCCGAAGGATTTGGTATTACAGCTTGTCTAAGAATTGGTGCATCTGACGAGCCTTCAATTTCAGATTTTATAATTGGAGGAAACACACCAGATAGTCCGCTTACTGATTTACCAACTTGGGAACAAGTCTTTGAGTGGTTCAGAAATAGAGGTTTTTATATAACTTTAGAAAATCACCAAGACAGTACAAAGTTTATGTTTTACAATATGAAAATAAACGAAGGTAAACATTTCAAAGGTGAATTTTCAAGTTATAAAGAAACAAGAGAAGTATTAGTAAACAAATTAATAGAAGTATACGGAAACAATATTTAGAATTGGGACTACTGTATATGATGAAGTATTCCACAAAGGTAAGAAAGGTAAGATTGTAGAAATAAAAGATTGGACTAAAGATTGTTTAGGTGTAGAAAAGGTTCTTATTGTTCATTTTGGTAATTTCTCATACACTTACTCTATGAGAGGTTCTCTAATGGCCTTTGGAGGACGAGAAGTAAATTATGCAATGCCTGTAACTCTTTCTACATCTCCTTATACAGTAGGAGAAATAAAACAAGAGCCTACTCCTCCTAATGTTCAAGAAGCAATAGAATGGTGTAAGGAAAAATATGAAGATTATAGAGAAAATCTTTGTGGCCATTATCTTAGCGAAAAGTATGAGGAAGCATTTGATGCCCTTAATTCATTGATATTACTCCGAGAATTGTATAACGAGGGTTGGAAACCCAATTGGGGAGATGATTCTATTAAATACTGTATAGTAAGAAATGAATCAAGTATTTCAGAAATGAATCACATTAATAGTTCAAGAGTTATGTGTTTTAAAACAAAAGAAATAAGAGACAAATTTCTTAAAGAACAAAAAGAATTATTAGAAATTGCTAAAGAACTTATTTAAACATGAAAACAGTATTTAAAGTAGGAATGAAGGTCTATGACAGCTTCAATTTTCCTAATATGGAGGGTGTGGTAAAGAGCATAGAAAAAGACTGTATGGGTTTTTAGTTTATAGATGTAAAATTTGACAAATTTCAATTTGTGCAATCTTATAAACTTCAAGGGAGTTTACCTTCAAGTCATACGGTTACACTTTCAACAAAACCTTATGAAGTGGAGTTTAAAGGCTTTGAACAAAAAGTAGAAACTAATTTTTATGATATTTATGATAGATTTAGTCATGTGTTTTTACCAATTGACTATGATGAGAATTATCACGGGTATCCAACTCAAGAGTTAGCAGATGCAGCTGAAGCTCTTAGACAACTAATCTTTCTCAGAGACTATTACAATGAAGGCTGGCAACCTAATTGGAAAAAAGAGAGAGAAATAAAATATGTTATATACAATGATAGTAATAAATTAGCTACTATTCAATCCTATACTTTTAGTTATGTGTTAGCGTTTAAAGAAGGAAATATAAGAAATAAATTCCTCGAAGAGCAAAGAGAACTATTAGAAAAAGCAAAACCTTTATTATGAAGTTAATACAAGATTGGGGAGACGGAGTAAACAAAATCACTATTAAAGCTGATGAGAAAGATATTCGTAAAGCAATACGAGTAGTCACTCATTGGACTTGTGGTGATATGTTACTCCGTTTCAACGCTCTTGGAACAGAAGAGCGTGATAGATACATTGTAAAAATACAAAAATACTTACAAAATGATAAAATTAGAGTTAGAAACAAAGAGACAACAAGCTCAGTACTTCATCAATAGAGATTTTAAAGAAATTCCTTTTGAGATTATAGATGAAGAAGATTGGTTTCTAAATGCTGAAATGCTTGAACCTAAAGATGATGAACTCTTTGAAAGATTAGAAATAGACCCTGACTTAGATGTCTGGAATAAGCTTTATCTCTTAGAGAACTCAGGAGATTTTTATACAGATTCTGAATACTGTAATGTAGATAAACTACATGAATTAGGGTTTATTCCTGTAAAGTATAAAGGCTATATTTTTGTACATATTCAAGGCTATGGATATGACTTTATAGATGAACATTTTATTCCTTTATTTGAATACTTAAAATGGCTTAAATGAAAGAAATCTATTTGAAGTTTAGAAGAGCTTATTTGTTTCATAATAAAAATATTTTTTAGAGCTGCTCTAAAAGAATTTATGAAATACATAATAAGTAATAACATTGCTGATAAAAGGTTCTTATCAAAATATGGTTATACAAAGTTTGAAAAACCTATTTATTTTGATACTATAGATGAATTAAGAGACTTAATTTACAAAGATGAGGTTACTTATGAGGATATATTAGCTTCAATAGATTATCTTGAAAGAATAAGGACTTATATTAAGTATAAACAAAGTCTATATGAGATATATGTAGGAGCTAAATAGGTTAACAATTTTATAATTGGCTGCATTGGTAAGATTTTAAGTCCTATCTTTGCAGTCTAAAAAACTACATTATGACTTTTGATGAGATATTATTAAAGATAAAGAAGAACAAGCTCAATCACCAAAGAGGTTATTATAACTGTATTCCTTTTGTTGGTTTTGATAGATTGGAGAAATACTTACCTGGGATAGAGAAATCTTGTTATTATCTTATATCTGCTTCTACTTCTGTTGGTAAATCAAAGCTCACAAGATACCTCTTTATACATACTCCTATTATGTATGCTAAGGAAAATCCTAACATAAAACTTGATATACTCTATTTCTCATTAGAAGAGAATGAAGAGAAAGTGATATTAAGTGAGATGTCAAGACACTTGTTTGAGAAATACAAGAAAGTAATTAGTGTAAAAGACTTAAAGTCTGTTGGTAGATACAACACTATATCCAATGAAGACTTAAAACTTGTTGAACAATCAAGGGAACATGTCAATAACTATTTATCTAAAGTACAAATTATAGATAATATCAGAAATCCAACAGGAATAATGAAATATTGTAGAGAATTTGCTCTTAAAATTGGCGGATACACTGATGCAAAAGGTAATTTTATAGATAATAAAGACATTCAAAAGAGATTTGGAGAGATAAAAGGTTATCGTACATTTCATGAAGAGCATTACGTAATAGTATTAGTGGATAACTACAATCTTCTTATGGGAGAGAAAGGACATACTACTAAACAAGCAATTGATACATTCTCTTCACAATATGCTATTAGATTAAGAGATAAGTTTGGTTTTACTGTAGCTGCTGTTCAACAGTTAGGTATGGATAATGAAATAATTGAGTATAACCATGCTGGTAAGTCTATTGAAGAAAAATTAGAACCTCATTTAGGAGCTTTAGGAGACTCAAAAACCACAGCAAGAGATGCTTCTGTTGTCATATCATTATTCAATCCTTTTAGGTACAAAATAGCTAAACATGGCGGTTATGATATTACTAAACTAAAAGATAACTACAGAGCTTTAAAAATACTCAAATCAAGAGATGGTGAAGCTGGTGTACAGACACCTTTATTCTTTGATGGTAGAGTAGATACTTTCTATCAATTACCTACATTAGAAGAACAAGACAAATTAGAAAAGATATATAAGTATATCAAAACGTTTAACAAAAAAGAACTACCTAAAGAAGAACCTATATTAAAAGAACTAACAGACGAAGAGGCTCGTACATGGATATGGGTAGATGAAGATGAAGTTTAATTTAAATTACATATTAATATGAATTTTGGTTATGTAGAAGCCACAGAATACACAGGTGGCAGTGCAAAATTTGGTTTAAACCAGAACGCTACTATTACTAAAGTAGCAGTAGAGGACATTCAAGGAAAAGATGTTCTCAAAGTTTATTTCAAGCTTGAAGGCGATGAAAAAGACCGTAATTTCACTTTCTTTGAACCAAAGCCTTTCAGCGAAGATAAAGAAGCAATTGAAAGAGCTTACAAAGTAAGACAACAACAGATTACTGAGCTTGGCCATTGCTTTATGTCTAAAGAAGAACTAAAAGCTCTTCTTGACCAATCAATCACCTCTTGGAAAAAATACATCACTATCATTGCTGATGGTATTAAAAAGACAGGTTTGGTTGGCAAACAGAAAGTAGATTTGTTTATGCAATATCAGACAAAAGTAAGAGAAGGCTTTAAATCTGCTTTCCTTGAAGTACCTATCTTTGGAGGTGCTTATTGGGGTAAATCTTTTGTTCCTCATGTAGAAGGAGATTTCAAAGAACACTATGACAAAGAGAAGTATATCCTTGAATACGTTACTGAAGATGGTAAGAAACATCCAATTCGTAGAACAGAGAGTGATGGTACTTATTTGTTTAAAACAGCAGCTTTCAATCAACTTACTCAAGAAGTAGCACCTAAGAAAGAAGTAGAAATTCCTGAAGGTGAAGCTCCTGAAGAAGGAGATGATGAAGAAATGCCATTCTAATCAATAAATAACAAGGGTCATGTTTGGATATATAGAACCTAATGCTGGACTTGATCCTGAGTATTTATTGAATTTTCAAAAAGAACTATTTGAACTTGTTCTTAAAGAACCAATAGAAACAGGCAGGAAGTATCGCGCTCCTTACAGAGAGGATAAAAATCCTGCCTGTTATTTTACCTATGAAGATGATAAACTTATATTTCATGATTGGTCTAATGTTGGTACAAGACACTTTGACTGCTTTGAAATACTTAAAATCTGCTTCTCTTTAACTTATCCGCAAGCATTACAGTTCGCAGAGGACTACATTTTAAATAATAATATTAATTTAAATAAAATCGTTAAATACAAACTTGATAGTCCTAAGAAAACAAGTAATGATTTGTTTATAAGTATAAGAGATTGGAACAAGAAAGATGCTAAATTTTGGACTTCTTATAAAATAAATAAAGGTATGTTGGAAGAAGACAAAGTTTATCCTATTGCTTGTTTTTCAGGTTTTAGTAAGAAAACAGGAGAACCATATTGTATCAATACAAAACAGAGTTATGCTTTCTGTGATTTTGAAGGTTATCGTAAGAAGATATACTCACCTTACAATAAAGAACATAAATGGGTTACTAACTGTAATCAAAATGATGTAGGAGGTAGGTATAATAGTCAAGGGGCCTTACTAATAATCTCAAAGTCATATAAAGACTATAGGGTTATCAAAAATCAAGGGTTAAATAGCTGTTGGTTTCAGAATGAGGGAATGGTACCAAATGATGAAATACTAAAAAAATTAGTAGATGGATATAGTAAGATAATCGTTTGGTTTGATAATGATAGAACTGGTCAGGGAGCAAGTATTATGGTAAGTAACATACTGAATAAACTCAAATTAAATATAGCAAGACCATATACGCTCCCTCCAGCTCTGTTATTAGAAGGAGTGAAAGACCCTTCAGATTTGATAAAGAAAAAGGGTCAAAAAGAACTTGACAAAATAATAGAAAAGATAATATGACAGATAGTAGTAAAAGAGGTAGAACCAATAAAAGGAAAGGGAGCAATGCAGAAAGATATTATGCAAAGTTCTTTAGAGAAAATGGATACCCTCATTGTAAAACTGCAAGAGAGGGGTCAAAATTACACGATAATTGTGGGATTGACTTAATATTCATTCCATTCAACATTCAGATAAAAGCTGGTAAGCAAAAAGCTCTGAATGTAACAAATGAATTAAAAAATATAAGCAGTAAAGTCAAAGAGAACTTTCCTCAAGATAGTCCTGAGCTTACAAGACCTAACATTCTAATACATAAGAAAGAAGTAGGTCAAGGAATTAAAAGAACTGAATTTGATGAAATAGTATCAATGACATTTGCTGATTTTGTAAAACTAATTAAAAAAGATTAAAACACATGGTTTACTTAGAACAAGAGAGTAATACTCAAATTTATGGTGATGTACAAACAAACAAAGTTAGTTTCAAAGAGGAGAATATGGACTTTATAATGTCTATACTTTCCTCTAATTTGTATAGTAACCCAATAGGCTCACTCATTAGAGAATATGTATCTAATGCAGAGGATAGCCACAGAGAAGCTGGTAATGATGACCCTATTTTAGTCACATTAGATAAGAATGAATATGATGATAACTTCTTCTTTTCTGTGCAAGACTTTGGTGTAGGTATATCTCCTGAAAGATTTGAAGATGTATTCATCAATTTAGCTTCTTCAACAAAGAGAGAGAGTAATACCTACATAGGTATGTGGGGATTAGGTAGATTAAGTGGCCTGTCATATTCTTCTCAAGTAAATATTACTTCTATATACAATGGTACTAAGACATATTACCTCATGTATAAAGATGGTAATAAGATATTTATTGATAATCTCGGTAGTGAAGAGACAGAAGATAGAAATGGAGTTACTATAACAATACCTGTTAATAGAGAGGACTTAAACTCTTTTGGTAGAGAAATAATAAAACAACTCTCTTTCTTTGAAAAAGTTCATTTAAATGTCAATGATTACGGTAATTTTGATTATTATGTTGGTACTGCTTTTAACAGGCATAAATATTCAAAAATAAAATACTATGAAACTTTTGCTTTAAACACTTATTATCCTAACTCTGAGAGTATTAATTATTTTCATCAACAAAACAGTACTACAAGAATACTTGTAGGTAATGTAGTGTATCCTATTAAATTTGATTTAATAAAACTACCAAAATACATTAGAAAATCTGAAAACATTTTTATTAGATTTTCAATTGGAGAGCTTGAAGTAACTCCTAATAGAGAAGATATTTTGTACTCAAAGAAAAATATTGAGATTATAAATAAAAGACTTCTTGAAGCTGAAAAAGAGAAATTGAAAGTGTTTAAACATTTGTATGAAAAAGAAGTAAATGATATTTTAGTATATAGTGATTATGTTGTTGATTCTGAAACAGAAATAACTGTATTAGAAGATCCAGATAATAAATCTTTTGATGTAGACCTTTATTTTGGTGATAAAGTATCTTTTAGATATCATGGAATAGATTATAAGAAGAATCTAAAAAATGTTTTTACAAAAACATTTGACATATTTTGTGATATAAATTTATTTTATCGAAATCAAGATATTGATAATGGTAGAATAAGTAATATGTGGAAGAAAATGGACAATGAAATAATATTAAAAGACTATAAGAAAATTGTTATTTGCGATTTTTCATCTCTTAGTACTAAAGCAAAAAGATATTTTAGAGATGAAGTACTTCCTAAAAAGGACTACTATTATACTGTATCACAAAATAAGATTAGAACTTGGTTTAGGGTGATAATAAGAACTTTGAGAAACTATGATTTAAAAGAAACAATAGATAAAAAATTATTAAAATGTTTTATTGGAGATTTTCTTGAAATTATAAAAGAAATTCCTACATTTGATTCAGATTGTGTTCCTAAAGATTACGCTTTACCAAAGAAAAATGTAGAAAGAGATTATAATAAAGAGAATATACAATTTAATTGCATTACATTGTCCAAGTATGACCCTGATAAAACTTCTACACATACTTATAGTTGCCCATCAAAAGAAATAGAAAAATTCACTGTATATGATTCTAAAGATGATGATGAAAAAATAAGGAGTCTTTGCCACTTTATAATTAAACAAATGAGATACAATTCAAAAACAAGATATAGTAATAATATTAGTTTCTGTACTGTAGCTCCTGGAAAGATAAAATATTTGCAGAATAATAGTAATTTAATATCATTAGAAGACTTTATGAAAACAGACACTTCATATTTAAGAGGATTGGCAACAGTAGAATATATCAACAGAGAATATCCAATGCTTGAAAATATTTGTAGAATAAACAATCTTGGTGTTATCAATCCTGATTTACTTAATGTACAACAGCAGTACAATGCTTTTATATATAAATATGATTATTACAAAACACACTCAAGATATTCTTCTGTACAGAAAGAACTTATGAATGAAATATATGAGTTATGTAAAGAAAATAATTGGTGGGACGATGAGATGAAAGATTATTTTGATAAATATAGTAAGCTAATCAAAGGGGCTGAAATACTATTGATATTCTTAAATAATAGTGCAACAATACCTGAAAGTATGGTTAATCTTATCATTGATTATGTAACTACTAAGGATTTGTTTGATGTACCTGAAGAAATGAAGGAAAAACTTAAAAAAGAAACAGTGTTTAATATTAAAAAATAACCAATCATGAACAAAACATGTATTATTAGAACTATTGATAACTTAGTAACAGTATCAATAGCAGGAAAAGGTCAATTTACAGTACCTAACTGTAGTGATGAACTATTTGATAAAATAGTTGCATGTCGTTACGATTATGATAAGTTAAGTAACTTACTTAATCCAAAACGAGCAGAGATTGAAAAGAAAATTCAAGAATATAAAGAACTTGAAGAGAGTATTTTTCAATCTCAATATTTAGAGAAGCAAGGAGATAGCCTATATATTAGGTCTATCTCTGATGTATCAGTCCCACAAGAGCTTGCAATAGCTATTATTAAGGCTGAAAATGATGAAGATGATGAATTACTCCAATCTTACTTAAACTTCTGGAAATTGGCTTCTATGAATCCAAATGCTAATGCAAGAGCCAATATGTTTTGGTTCTGTAAGAAGTATGGCATTAAGATTTCTAAGAGTGGTTTCTTAGTTACTTACAGAAATGTAGAGCTAAAAGATGATTCAAGAGAGTATAATTTGGAAGAAGCTAAAGCTATCTCTGATGCTTTCTTAAAAGTAAAACTTAACTGGAAGAAAAGCCCTAAAGATTATACCTTAGCATGGGATAAAGTAGAGGAAGAATATGTCATTATTAAACTTGATGACCCTAAGTTGTATGATACTTATAAAGAAGATTATGAGTATGAAGATGAAATTGAAGGAGAATATGATTACGAAGAAGAGGAAGTACTAAGGTATGAAGATTTAGGAGGAGACTTAGAGTATCTTTATAAGGAATTGTCCAGAGAAAAAGATAAAACTACTTTTACAGACAGCTATAGCAGAACCTTTACTATTAAGTTAGGACAAGTTGTATCTATGTCAAGGGATAAGTGTGATGAAAATAATGATGTCAGTTGTAGTAGGGGACTTCATTGTGCTGGATGGTCTTGGCTTCAAGAGAATTATTTTGGTAAAATTCCTTTGATGTGTTTAGTAAATCCTGCACAAGTCGTAAGCGTTCCCCGTTCTGATTCGTATGGCAAGCTAAGATGTTGTGAGTATTATCCTGTAACTATTGTTGAATATAAAGATGGTGTTATTCAACAGCCTGAATTAGACAATGGTTTTGATGATAGTTTCCTTGATATTGTACTTGCAGATTATGGAATTAACAATGAAGATGTTGAGATACAATATATAGAAGCTCCAACACCTTATATCAGTAAAGAACAAATGGTGAAAAACCTTCAGTCAATTAAAGATAAGTTAAAGTCTCGTATAATTGAGTAGAATGTTGTAACTTTGCATCGCCGAAAAAACAAGATGCTCAATTACATATTGAATTTTTGATTAATTTATTCATAGAGTTTAAAATTATTTAATCAACCCCATAGGTTAAGAGCATCTGTTTCTTTCGGCAACCCTATGGGGTTTTTCTATTGAATGTATTTAACGATTATAAATTTTAAAGCATGAAAACATTAATCAAAATTGAGACTACTGAAAAAGGTAATCAGGCAGTTTCAGCAAGAGAACTACATCAGTTCTTAGAAAGCAAACAACGTTTTGCAGATTGGATTAAAAGCCGTATTGAGAAATACAACTTCGAGGAAAACAAAGACTTCTATAAACTCTATTTTGATGTAGAAGGTAACTTGTTGAAAACCAGACTTCATAAAAATATGACGACTGATAATCAAGAAATTGCAACTGTACATAAAATAGATTATGTATTGACTTTGGACATGGCAAAAGAGTTGTCCATGATTGAGAACAATGATAGAGGTAAACAAGCGAGAAAGTACTTTATTGAATGTGAGAAAGAGCTTAATAAAGTAAAACTTCCACAAACTTATAAAGAAGCTCTTCTTGAACTTGTAGCTAAGATTGAAGAGAATGAAAAGCTTCAGGAAAGTTTAGAAAAATCAGAAAAGCTTGTAGCTCATAAAACAGATGTCATTTCTTACCTTACAGATGATATAAAGCTGATGACACAGAGACAGTTCTTGAATGAGATTATCAGAATGAAAGGTAATGACAATAATCTTATAAGAGAACGTTGGAAACTACTTTACAGCTTCTACGAAAAGCAAAAGAAAATTAACTTATCAGCAAGGTTAGAGAGTTATAATAAATATCACAAACCAAAACTAAAATCAAAGTTGCAACTTGTTGATGAAGTGATGAATGACATTCCTACCTTATATAAGGTAGCTGTTAAGACTTTTGAAGCTGATTTTAAAGATAAGTTAAATAAGTACATTGATGCTATATAGTTCAGAAAAAGTTGTAACTTTGCACTGTTCTGAGTAAACAAATAATTAAGCCACCGCCCCAAGTGAATAACAGTAACTTGGGGCATTTTTGTAAATAAAAATATGTTTCAACAAATTAGAAATTTAGAACAAGGAGACTTATTTCTAATATCATATCTTTCAGATTTGAAAATGGGTAGGATAATTTACAATACAGGACAATATATGAAAGTAGAGCTTGCTTACTCAACAAATTCAGATATTAGAGAGAAAGGTGTCATAAAGGAAGTAAAGTATATAAATCCTTATCGTTTTGTATATAAAATAAATTAATATGAATAAAAAAGAAAGTTTAGGAGAATGGATAGCAGCCTTTTTCATGGTTGCTTTCTCAATAATAAATGTTATAGTTACCTTACTACTTATAGCAGGTGTATTCACAGCATTTATGAGTGTAGGGGAACTTGTAGCTCATGTTATGAGTAACTTTGGTATATACATTATTGGATTTTTCTTATTTGTAATACCTGTAATTGATTGGATATATGGATTATTTAAAGAGAAAAAACAATAAAACATTACTATATGTATTACCTCAATTAAACTTCTATAGTAGAAATATTTCAAACAGAGTAAAAACAGATAATTTTTATGGCTGTTATATAGGTTATAAAGCATTAGATGTAGACCACATATATCTTCTTTATAAGATAGTAGATGAAGATACAAAAGCATTTGTAGAATGGTTATCAGATAAAGAGTATTGTATTGATTCAATTGAAGTAGATTTTATTTATAAACTTATAAAAATAAAGTTACCTGATAGATTTAAAGGAAGCTTGGAAAAGTTTTTAGGAGGTAAGTATAGTGAAATGTATTCTTTGGAAGACATAGATAAAATATTTATGTCAATAGAATACAAGTATTTAAAAGAACTTCAAGAATTATTTGATAAAGAGAATAGGGACTTAAAGAATATACTTACTAAAAATAAAGAATATGAGAAAGTATTTCTTGACAAAGTAAATAAAACTTTTGATACTAATTTAGAGAAGTTAAATGAAAATAGTGAATATGACTTTAAACCAAATTTAAAAGATGAAATCTTCTATTACGAACCAAGTTAGATATGAGATAAGTATAACTACTAAATTCAGTAGACCTATTAAACATGAGGATATATATAATGATACTAAAAGTATAAAGCTAAAAGAACTTCTTTATTATGGTTATATAATTGATTCCATAGGTCTAATGAGTGATTTAGAGAAGTATCTTATTTTAATAAGTAAGAAGTATAAAGCATACATATTTCAACTAACTATAAGTTCTTTAGATAATTATTTCTATCGTTATTGGTTTAAATCAGGTAACTCCTATGGAGAAATAGGAAAACTTGTTTTTAATGAATTTAATAAATTAAAATTATTATGATAAAAGTATTTGGTAAAAAAGTGCTTGTTGAAGAAGTAGCAACACTTAAAAAGCAGGCTGTTATTCTATCAGAATCAGCTAAGAAAGAAGACAGATTTGACTTTGAACACACTGCAATAGAAGCAGGTGATGAATGTCAATATGTAAAAAAAGGAGATAAGATAATTCTAAACAAAAATGCAATGCCACTTCATTCTGATATAGTAGAGCATTCTAAAGAAAAAATAGTAATGCATACTATCTTCAATGAAATAGATATTGTAGGAAAAAGAATTTAATTTTATGGTGTATTTTATATTAATATCTGTTATTTTGGGGCTACTTATAATAGTAGCCTCACTTTTTAAGAGGGTAGGCATCTATGAGCAAGACCAAAGGAGGTTTGTATTAGACTTAGACTTAGCCCGTGGTAAAGCCAAACAGCTTGAAGAAGAAGCTGGACTGCTAAAAGCAGAGATTGAAACGCTCTCAAACGAAAATGAGGTTTGTAAAGAGAATGTAAAAGGCTTAAATAAGAAAGTATTAGAACTCAAAAAACAAATAAAAAATGGAACAAGCAGATGAAATCAAAGTAGAAGATTTAGGAACACTAACTTCAATAATGTTGTTCAATCCTAAAATCTCTAAGACACTAAAGGATTATATAAAAGCTAATTTCTTTGGTGAAGAAAATGACTTAGAGATTCTAACTAAGAACCTTACATGGCATTATAACTTGAATGTATGTGAAACTCTTATCAGAAAGTCTAACTTAGACCCAGCAGAGATTGTTTCTTTTATACAATTCAGAGAAAGATGTAGAGTATTAAATATTGATTATATAGAATTTTAATTATGACAATACAAGAATATTATGACATGTTGCCTAAGAACACGGATGCGTACTATAGCAACAAAAGAATATCACAGAGCCAATTAAAGACGTTTTTATTCAATCCAAAATTGTTTCTTGAAGAAGAACAACCTGAATTATATTTTGAGGAAAAAAAGCACTTTGTGATTGGCGGAGCAGTAGATACCTTACTTACTCAACCTGAAACATTCAATGATAAGTATTATATATCAAGTGTTGAAAAGAAACCTTCTGATACAGTTAAAAGTATCATTCATCAAGTATATGACAATGCTTCTAAAGAAGATTTAGAAAATTCTACTGAATTTGAAGACTATACTGTTGAAATACTTCAAAGCTGTATTGACCATGATTACTGTCCCACATTCAAAAATGGTACAAGAGTCAATAAAGTTCTTGAATTTAAAGACTATTGGAATGAGCTTATAGATTCTAAAGGTAAAACAATTCTATCTTTAGAAGAGTCTGATATAGTTACAAAGGTAGTAAAAGACATTAACTCAAGTCCTTTGGCAAAGTATTTTAAGCCAAGTGAAGCTCCTAAAGATGTTGATATACTACTTCAACAACCAATATTGTTTGAAATAGATGATATAGGTTGTAAAGCATTGCTTGATATAGTAGTTATTGACCATAAAGCTAAGACTATTATTCCTATTGACCTCAAGACTATGAGTGGTAATATTATTGATTTTCCTAAATCAGTAAAACAAAGAGGATATCAGATACAAGCTGCATGGTATACTGAAGCATTGAAACAAATGTGTAAGAGCATTGCCATAGCAGATTATAAGATAGAGAACTTTTGCTTTATTGTAGCTTCTACCACTGAAGACCAACCTCCTGTCATGTTTCAATGCACTGATAAACTCTTAGAAGAAGGAAAACATGGAAGAGAAGAAGTTGTAATTGAAGGCATCAAGTTCAATAGAGTAAAAGGATATTTAGATCTTATAAGTGACTATGAGTGGTATGTTGAGAATGGTTTTCATCAACATAGAGATTTATGTGGTAATTTCGTAAAGTTAGAAATATGAAAACAGAATTTATAAAGGAATCTAAATATAGAACTGTAGAAGTAGAAGAAACAAAAAATATTATTATATTAGAATTTTTTAGTGACTTGTATGATGAAAATTTTATAGAATCATTGAAAGATTTGTTGAAAGAATATAATAAGATTTGTGTTTCTTACAGAGATACCTCTTATATAAGATTATCTAAAGAACTTGAAAAGGAATTTATAGGAAAAATGAAAGTAGATGAATCTGTATTAATAAAACTAAAAGACGATTTTATCCTTAAAATCCACAATTCTGATGTAAGAGATGGATTTGGTTCTTTTGGATATACTTCAATATATTTCTCTGAATATAAACAACCTGAGATTCTTACATTAGAAGCTTTTTGTAGTAGAACTAATAAATTCTACAGAGAAAATATAAGTCCTTTAGATGATATTAATAATTTCAAAAATTAGAAATATGAAAAAGTATATAATTAAATTTGAGTACGTTCAAAAGTACGATTGTGAGTCTGAAATAGAAGCTAATAGCTATGAAGAAGCAATGGATTTATTTGAAGAAAAACCTTTAAGTATGCTGAATAGACACACTTCAGTACCTTTTAAAGATATACCAGAAGAAGAACCTATCTTTCATGTAAGTAGTGTTACTGAAAATGGTAAAGAAGTTTACAAGGACATTAGAAAAATCAAAGCAGAATTAACAGTGTAATTTTAATACAAATGAGTTTATTAGAAAACATCAAAAAAGAGAAAATCTCTCAAAATGCAAGAGAGATGATTATTTTCAGTTATCCAAAGATCGGAAAGACTGAGCTTATGACACACTTACCAGGTGATTATCTCATCTTAGACTTTGACGATGGTATGAGTTATTACTCTGGTAATTATGTAAAAATAACAGACGTTGAAACTTTTGACCAGCTCTGTAAGGAGTTTGTCAAAGATAAACCACATTTCAACTATATTGTTATTGATACAATTACCATGTTCAATGAGAATATTGTAAATGCTCTTGCTGTTAGAGAGTACAACAAAGACCCTCAAAATGCTAAAGACCAAAAGCCTGCTAATTATGACATTACAAGACTTGCTTATGGTGCAGGTCATGGTTATAAAAGAACCGTTCTTCAAAGAGCAATTAACTTTTTCAAAGGTTATTGTGATTGTCTAATTGTATTAGGTCATGTAGCTGATAAGAAGTTAGGAGGGAACGATGTTGATGCTACTGTAAAGGACATTGCATTAGAAGGTAAAATAAAGGATATTTTGGCTTTAAAGACAGATGCTATGGGATTGCTATATAGAAAATCTGAAAATGAAAATATCCTATCTTTTAATCCTTCTATTGGACTAATTGGAGGTACTCGTATTCCTCATCTATCCAATAAGGAATTTGTTATTTCTAAGAAGTTAGAAGATGGCACATTAGAAACTCATTGGGAACAAATTTTTATTTAGGTTTTAATATTGGGGAGGGGAAACTCTCCCCTTAAATTTAAATTTATGACAATTCAAATTGATTTAGGTTTAGAAGGTTCTTTTGAAAATAAAATTCTTTCAGAAGAACAGATTGTAGAACATGTGATAAGAACCTATAAGTATACCTTTCCTGTTAGAATACTGCAATATGATATGGTTGATTTAGTTGAAGCTACAGATATTCTTTCAGAAATCAAAGACACATTTGTTGATAATATAAGAACAGGAGAGTACTTTATGTTATTTATTGATAAACTTACCTATAGACTAACAGCAAAAAAAATATTTACAACAGCAATAAGTGATTTAATTATTTATGAAGAAAGTAATACTTAACACTGATAACTTAGATAAAGTATATCAGTTATCAGAAAGAGCAACAAAACTGCTCTTCTATTTAATTAGTGTAATGGACGAAAATAATGTAGTCCTATTAAGCTTAAATGAAGCCTTCTATAAGATTAAACTATCAGTAGCTTCTCTTCATAGAGGTAGAGTAGAGCTTCTTGAAAAAGGTCTTATCATAGATACGTACACTAAAGAAGACCGTAGAAAATACTATAGGATAAATACTGATATTGCTCAATATCATGACATACCTGATACGAAAAAAAATGATATGGTTGATGATGAAAAGAATAAAGATATTGTTTTAGGAGCTTTAAAATTTGTCATTAATAACTTAAAAGATTAATTATGGGATATTACAGTGATTTTGAGATTGTTTTCAATAAGAAAGACCTCACAGTAAAACAGCAGATAGAAATACTTGATTTCTTAGAAAATGATAATAGTTTAGGTACTATTATGGATGCTATTAGAGAAGATAGAAATAAAGATTCATCATATTATTCAGATAAACTATTACCTAAACAAGTATGTGTATACTATAAGAAATGGTATGACTATTTAGATGATTTCATTAGATTATCTAAACAATTACCTTATCTAAAGATAGAAGTAGAAAGAAAAGGTGAGGATAGGTTAGATATAGAGAGAAGTTATTATTACAATGGTAATAGTCAAGTTTGTCCAGTAGAATTAACCTTTGAAAAAAATGAATTATGGTAAAGTATATTGTTGGTTTTGTAATATCATACTTACTATTTTATTTGATGTTCTCTTTTTATGAAACTAATTTCAACATAAATGGATGGTCAAGTGGAAGCAGAGGATTCTGTATGGTATTCGGTTTTGCAGGTTTTATTATAACAACTGTAAATTTATATGATGAGAAAAATAATAAGTAATTTAATACCAATATTCATTACAATTGGTTTGTTCTTGCTTTTATCTCTTATGTTTAGAGAATGTTCAAGTAGAGAACAGGAAATAAGTTCTAAAAAGCTTATTGCTCAGCTAAATGATTCATTACAATCTTATAGAGATAAAGAAGGTAAGATGATTTCAAGAATTAGTTCCATAGAAGTAGATAATATGTCCTTTTTTAAACAATTAGAAGTGAAGGATAAAACTATACGAGAGCTTCAGAAACTTGTAAAAAAAGGCACTTTTGCTGCTTCTATAATCAAAACAGAAACTAAAGTTGATACTGTATTTAAAACAACAAAGATAAAAGATACAGTGAATATTACTTATGAGACTGATTTTGATGTACAAGGTTGGATTTGGGGTACTGTGTCCATGAATAAAGATACAACATCTCTAAGAGTATTTACAAGAGACCAATATGATATTAGACTCTCTAAGGAAAAAGATGGTACTTATATAGATGTGATTAATCATAATCCTTTTTCTACTACTCAAGAAGTAAGAAGTGTTTACAAACTTCCTAAACAAAAGAAATTTGGTATTGGAGTGAATTTAGGATATGGAATGACCTCTTATGGACTATCTCCTTATATAGGCTTAGGAATTAATTATAATTTAATAAACTTTTAATATGATAGATTTAGTTTTTTATGCTATCTTTGCAGCGGTTATGTTCAACATAGGTATCGACCTTCATACTTGGATTTATCAGAACAAAAAAATCAAGTGTTTAGAGAAGAAACTTAATGAAAGAATGCACAAAAGAATCACTAATGAGGTGTTTACATATAAAGGAGAAGAATGTAAAGTTACTGATGTCTTAGTCAATTACAGTGATGTGGATACAATAATCTCATTAATGTATGTGAAGAAGAACAAAGATGGTGAGTTCGGTAACAAGAAATATAGAATGAATTATAGTGAATATATAACCACAAAATCTATAAAGTATGATTAATCTAATCTTTGTATGGCTTGTACCAGCTCTATTCTGTTATGTGTTTTACTCAGCCCTTTATATGTATACACCCTATACATTAGCTATTAAAATTGACCATGAAAAGTTTAAGAAATGGCTTATTGCTTTAACTGTTATTCCAATAGTTAATATAATATTCTTACTGTTCTTATTCTTTTTGTTGATTAGTCAGTTTACACGAAAGAAATAACTTTTTCTTTTTTATTCATAGATATATTTTTGATTATGGGGAGAGAAATCTCCCCTAAATTTTAATTTTATGGGAAAAGATTACATAGAAATAGAAGCATTCCTAAAGAATCTCAAAAGCATAAATCCAAAACCTTATGCTAATGAAACTAAATGTATGCCTCTTTATAAACTGCTAAGAGAGGGCAGTGTTGAAATATCACCTTTTGATTTTGACGAATTAAAAGAGGAACTTATTAGATTAAGCCTTATTCATGAAGTGTTTATATTTCAGATGACAATTAGAACTTATGAATACACCTATTTTAGGTATTGGATTAAGAATGGAGAAAGCTATTCGGTACAAGGTGAGGTTACATTTGATAGTTTTAAAATAGAAAATTTAAGATAATGGGAAAAATCCTTATTAAAGCAGTGTATCAATTCATCTATGAGATAGATGATGATTTTATTGAAGAGTACGAGTCTCCTGAGCAGTACTTTAATGAAAATTTAGAAGATATTCGGGAAGATGTATTAGAGAATCAATTAGAAGAATACAAGCCTGAAGAATTATTAGAATTTAGTTATTATGGTTATGAAGAAAATTAACGAGGAATACGTAGGAATATGAAAAAAATAGAAGAATTAGTTGCCCTTGTAGATAAATGGGCAGAAGAGAAAGGCATTCATGAAAAAGGAAATATCTTTTCTCAGGCAATGAAAACCTATGAAGAAGTTGGTGAGTTAATCACAGCTATCTATCATGACAACAAAGAAGAACAAGCAGATGCTATTGGTGATTGTTTTGTCACCATTATAAATGCTTCTTGGTTTATGAAAGGAACTTCTTTTCTTGACTATTACAATGAAGTATTAGACCGAAATTACACAGATTTTGAAGGTCTTGAAAATATGGGAAGCTTTGTTTTTGAACTTCAAAAAAGACTTACCTATTACGTTAATTCAACCTTTGAAAAAGAAAGAACAGCACTCGAATTTAGTGCTGCAACTATGGACTTAATAGATGCTCTTATGGCCATTAGCGTTCAATTAGGAATTGACTATGTTAAAGCTCTTGAAGATGCTTACAATGTAATTGCAAAGAGAACAGGTAAAATGAGTGAAGATGGACAATTCATTAAAGATAAATAATTGTTTTCATTTGATATATTTTGTTTTGGTTTGAGTTTAGGAGGGTAGAAATGCCCTCCTTTTCTATTACCTTAAAAAAAAGCTAAATATATCTCCTTACATTACTTAATAGAGTCAAACTTCTAATGTAAATTGTATTCTCCTGTGTTTCAACTAAATACCTATCTAAGTTGGGAAGACTTTAACCTATGCTCCGTAGTGAGTTGTTCTACGCTCCGTAGAACACAACTATACGCTCCGTAGAACATGTGCATTAATTTAAAGTTAAAACCTATAATTTAGTAGGTCAGTGTTTTATTATTTTATATCTTTGCAGAAAAAATATGAGAACAAGAAGAGAAATCTATTCTGAAGTAACTAAAATCCAAGATTATCAGACGGGGGAAACTAAATCACTTGAAAGAAAAAAGCATTATAAACTCTCTAAAGAACCTAAATACGTGAAAGTATATCTTGAAACAATATCCCAATTAAATGGACTACCTCCTTATGTAGAAGCTACACTAAGAGGTATATTAAAAAATATGACTGTAGAAAATATATTCATAGCAGCAAAGATAAACAAGACTTCTATATCAAATGAAGAAGGTATCTCTATAAAGAGTATAGATGCTTCTATTTCTTTACTAAAGAGAAAAGGTATATTAGTTCCTATTGCTGATAATAAAGGAGCTTATTTTGTAGATAATAAACTATTTGCAAGAGGCTCTTGGGAATATATTGAAGAAATAAGAGTAGAAGTCAAAATTGACAAAGATGGTAAAAGAGAAATATCATCTGATTTATCTGATAAACTAAAGAAAATATCAGAGAAATATGGTTATCAAAACCTATAATCTATAATACTGTAGAGTATTATATAGTTAAAAAAAACTTACAACCCTATAAAATAATAGTATGAGTAAATTAATTTTAAAAGCAACGTTCACATATAGATTTGAACATGAAGTAGATAAAGAATTTAAAAATAGCTTAGAAGCTGATGAGTATTTCAAGAAAAATAAAAGATACTTTGAAGATAGACTAATGGAAGAATTACCAGTTAATCCTATTAATATAAATAATCTTACTAATTATGATATGATAGGAGCTTACACTGACTATAGTAGATATATAGGTGCATGGGGTAGATTTTTCAATAATCATAGAAAGTACATTGTAATAGATAAATTGGAAGACTTTTACACTGATGAAGGAGGTAAAATAACATTTATGAGTGAAAATATTTGTGGTGAGTATGATAACTTTGAACCTCTAACAGAAGAAGAAATTAAAAATCTCAAATTATGATAGAAAAATTCAATGAAGATTCTCAGTTTACTTTTGAAAGATTAAAAGAAACAAGACCTTATTTTTTAAGAGAGAGATTAGATAATGGTTATCCTCTTGAATATGATGAAGAAGATTATATTACTGAAAAAGTAAATTATAATGCTTATTTTAAAACGGCAATTCCAGTACTCGGCTGGAAAATATCTTTTGAAGATGTACTTCAAAGATTTATCTATAAAGACGACTTTAGAACTTGGATTGAAGCCTATGCTACAAGTGAAAGAAGCCTAAGAAAAGTAATACTAAAAAGAACAGGTATTGATATATATGAAGTAATTAACCTAACAAAATATTACGAGAAATGATAATAGTACTATCAGGAAAAAAATGTGTCGGTAAAGATACCGTAGCAGATGAAATGAAACACCAAATTTTCATGAATTATGCTAAGATGGGTGTTCCTAACAATCAAATAGTAACAGCGTTAAAAACACCACTTGCGATGCCTATAAAGAGAATAGTAAGCGATATGATGGGTGTTTCTATTAATGAATTAGATGAACATAAAGATATACCATTATTAGGATTTGAAAAGTTTAAATCTAATAAAACACCAAGAGATTTCTATAAAGAAGTAGGAGATAGACTTGGTGAAATTTTTGGTAAAGAATGTTTTGTCAAACACATTGTTAGAGAAATACAAAGTTGGCAACAGGAAATAGCAGAACACTTTATCATACCCGATATGAGATTTGATTTTGAGTTCAACTATCTAAAACAAATTCCAGATACAGTCTTCATAAGGGTAAAAAGAGATATTCCTAACAATGACACTCACCCTTCAGAGACATCTCTTAATGATGTACCTGACTCTGAATTTAATTATGTCATTGAAAATAACCAAAATATTCTATTTCTGAAAGAAGAAGTAGAAAGAATACTAAAAGAACTAAAAATTATTACAAATGAATAAATGTCTGTATATCAGACGATACGGTAATTTAAGTAACCTAATAATAAAACTACATGAAAAATTTAGAAATTTTCCAAAACCCTGACTTTGGTCAGGTAAGAGTGATTGTAAACGAAAATAACAATCCTTATTTTTGTTTAGCGGATGTTTGTAAAATCCTTGATATAGGAAACCCAAGCGATGCTAAAAAAAGACTTGAAGAAGATGGTATCTTCTTAGTAGACCTAAATAGTGGTGTCACTACTA